CGGGAATCGGTCGGCCCAAAGGGACCACCCGCAAAGGTGACCATAAGAAAACATCGGCACCCATCGCCACCATCAGCGCACCCGCAATGCCTATCGTACCGCCTATAGCGCCTGTACAGCCATCTAATGGCAACAGCGCGACAAAGGACACAGCCAACGCATCGGCGACCTTCAACGGAACGACACTGAGCGTCAAGAACGTGCCAGCGACCTTCATGTTTTCCGGCCACATCACCCGCGGAAAAGTCGGCCCCGATGGCCGGCACACACAGGAACCCAGCGCAAACAGTGGGATATATCTTGCCAATGAAGTGAGCAAGATTCCCGTCATTATGCCGAACGGAACGATTCTGGAAGCATCACTAGTGGTTACTGTATCATTGGCGAAACACGCGGAATATTCCGCTGCTATGGTCAAGCCAGAACCAACCGCAGAGCCAACGCCGAAACCCAACGGAACATCAAAGGTCGCACAGTTGATGGCGCTTGGTTTCACGCCAAAGGACATCTCGGTCATGTCCACCGATACCATCAATACCCTACTAGGGTAATGGTCACCAAAACTGAATAGACACGGCCCAACGGTTGCCCATATTAGGTTATGGGATTAGATGGGTTCGATTCCCATTAGGGCCGCTAGATACCTATGGTAGTACACGCAAAGTTAATAAAGGCCATACTTAGAAGGGTTTACTATGTAAACCCATGTATGCCCCGATAACCTAACATATAAGGTTGTTGGGCGTAACCACGCCTAATACATAAGATGTTTAATTCCTTATGGGTAACCGCGTCTCGTTGATACAATGTGGAAGTATGGATATTGATTAGGTCTAATCTTAGAAGTTTAATACAACTAACTAATAAGAAGTTACCGTTTATCGGTATAAGGGCATAACCATATCTTGAAGATGTTAATTAACTAACGTTACCACGACACGCATAAGTGTAAACATAACATAACTTGTTTACTTAGAAGTCCGTGGAAGTTATCGGGCTTATTGTGCTTACTGTAAGGTGTAATTAGTTAATTCTTTACTAGAAGTTTATATCAAGATGTTACTACGCTCATGGGCACTAACGGAGAAAGTTTCCGGCAAGAGGTCATACAACTTAATAAGATGTTACATAGCCAGTGAGTTAACTAAAATAACCACTGGCTATGCTTACGACAATATAATGATGGGTACGGCCAACAACCACGAGGAAAGATAAATGAAACTTTGGGAACTTCTCGGATTCACGTCTTACAGTGACGCCTGCATTTGGCTTACGGCAGAGCACTTTCGTACAGTGTTCGGCAACTATCCCCCGATAGTTTTGACCACGTCCGCTAGATAAATCAACTCGGTCGTACCTATCCTTATGTTGTTTAAGAGAAGATAGTGCTTTGCATTATCAATCTATGAACGCAGAGAATAGTTGTCCTTAATCTTTAGGATAACTGTGCCGCAGAAAGGGAATAAGATGCTTACGTATCAGGAAGTGTTCGAGATTACAGAACTGTGCCACGAGAAGTTTATGCTTCCAAGTCAAGTTGCACTACTACAAAGCGCAATGCTTGAAACTTTTACCGACTTGTTCAACGTAGAGGCAAAGTTGGACAATATCAGAAAGGAATTGGGCAAGTAAGATGCTGAAGAAATGGCAAGTTAGACGTTATTACGCAGGCTTTAAGCACGTATTTAACTGGTGCGTAAAAGATACTTGGTCTGGGATTATAGACAGCGTATACCCAGACAGGACAAGTTGCTCTATTAGGCGTGACTACCTTAACGAACTACAGCATGGTAAAGGAGGAAAGTTAGATGAATCTTGAACAGTTAGCTTATTGGTCGCTAATGGCGACACTCTTCTTCTTGATTATGTTACCAGGAGTAATACAATGAAAACGAGATGCTTTTACTGGACGGCGCAAACATCAAACAACTTAACTGTTGTTGCCTATGCCCCTACTAAATGGGGCGCATTCGCAGCTTTCAACCATCAAGAAACTTTTGTAGCACGTTTGCCAACCATAGAACGTGTTCCTAAGAAGTTAATTGAACAATGGTTTGGAAAGGATTTATCTTTCGTGTGTAAATGGGAAGAAGGGTGGATGAGATGAAAGCGAGTGAAATAGTAAAGAGCGAAACACGCGTTTGCGCCTTTATAAACACAAATGACAAGCCGGTAAGGGTTAAACGTTACGGGCTATTTAGGAAAGTAGGCAAAGTTGTTCTTGAGTTAATAGAAGTATTTTACTTTCACCCTGAGACCGAGATGCTTACAGTTTCAGTGTTTAAGTTTGTTGTAGTTAAAACTAGGCCTTATCACGAGCCTATTTTCGAGCAGTCAATAAAAGCAATGAACGCTCTTAGCTCTCTTGCGGAACTGGACCTTGGGGACGTTCCAGTAGAAAGTCAGGTAATATGAAAGTTTGGATTGAAAAGACCATGATCCCCATAGCTCTGATAAGAACTTCTGAGAAGTTTGATAACAACATAAAATTTAATAGAGCCGTTGAAAAGGACGGTAGAGCGTTCCAATTTACTATAACGGTTATAGATTCTAAGGGTAATGGCGCTTCAATTAACCCTATTACAGGAAGGAGAAAACATGCATGTTGCTACCACGTTTTCCTTGAATTAATTAAGGAGTTGTTTAAGGTAGGGGCAACTCGTTTCAAGTCAAGCCAGATGGATATTAAGGACATAGACGACTTAGGTGAGGCTTGCTACACAATAAACAGCAAGAGTTGTGTTGGAAGTTTCTATGGACACGTTTCACTAGAGGAGTGTTGCAACTGCGACAATATTTATGATTAAAAGAACAGAGACGTTAAAGAAGAAGGACGTTACAATTAGATGGTACGAACTTGACGGTAAGTTTCTTGGAGGAATACATGATTACCTTAAAGAGATTGCTGGCATTAAAGTGCATCTATGCACTAACTTAGACAAGTTTCAAGTACACCATTTCGCAACCGTTAAAGAGGCATACATTGCTATGTTGAAACAAGTAAAGGATAATGGAGAAAGAAATGAAAACAATAAAAGCGTTTGAACACGGAGATATTCGAAGTAAATGTCCACGCGTCTTAACTCTCAGGGAAATGACACTTGAAGAAGTTAAGTCTATGCACTACAACTTCGACGTTAAGTATGTGTCGGAGAGACGCAATGGAGTTTACGAAGCATTTAATATACGCCAAAACGGAAAGCCTAAGACGTGGAAAACTAAACCTAACGACGTTGATGTTCCGATGAAGTATGGTTTTAGGGAATGTTTCCACAGCAGAATGGTTAACGGAGAATGGGTAGAAAATACACTATACTTGGAGGTAGATGAATGAGCGTTAAATGGAGCGAAGATAAAGAAAAGAAAGAACTGTCGCCTAACACTTGGAGGGACTACGCATTCCTAGCGTTAATATGTCTCTCAATACTTTCTTTATACCTAGGGGCATTCCCTTCGCACTTTAACAAGACGCAGTGCGAAGTTGCCTCTGGTATATTCTTTGCCTCTGCTGTTCTAGTAATAGTAATTGATTCAGTAATGAAAGGAAATGGAGAGTGAATACTTACATCGTTACGATAAAGACAAAAGAAATAGGAATTCAGGGAACCACGTTTTACAACTTTAATACGCTAACTCTTAGGGCTGACAACTTTATCATTGTATATCAACTGGCGTGCAATGTAATGGAAACTGCGTTTACTTCTGAACAAGAAGCGAGAGTAACAGAAATTAGGATAGTATGATTTGGATTCAGGAAACTATGTGCGAACGGGTTCCTTCAAAGGATGGTGAAGATTACCACTTAGCAGGCATCTATGAATCAGAAGTTTACGAAACATGCTACGAAGATAAAGGATTTCTATTCAAGGCGTTAGTAAAGGAACACGGTAGATGCGTAGGAAAGATTTACATTGATGACGAAAATGATAAATCAAAAGAAATTGGATGGTCGTTCTTAAGGAGGGAACAGTATACAGATTGCGCTAAGACATACCTTAAAGAAACTTGGGTAACTCTATATTCAGCGGCTCCTACTAAAACAATAGAGTACCACTATCTATGATAAATACATGCCCACGTTGCGGCCAAGAAATTGATGTAAGTAATAGAATTTACTTGAATCTAACGCACAGTAGGTGGAAGTATGCACAGCCTAGGCGTGTCGTGATTATTGGTAATATGGATAAGAAAGGAAATCCACAATACAACAAGGAAAGAGTAATTGAATACTACGAGGAAGACCACGGCACTACCTTCGCTTGCTTGAAGATAAACTGTACATACTTTAGGTTCCCAGTTGACCTACCAGACGCAGACGGCCCTATGTCGGTTATAGAATATAAAGGAACAGTTACCTTCACGGACCTAAAGGAGTTATCTAAATGAGGGGAAATGAGAAGAAAATCGTTGCGCTGATAGAAGCAAGAATCAGAGCGCTAAGGAGCGAGTACGACTCAGCGAAATTAAAGAAAAGTGAAGCGACGAGGACTATGGCCGAACTTTTAGACCTGTTGGACGATATACGGAAAGTGAAGAAAAATACATGAGCATTCCGCAGGAAGCGGAATTTTGTTGAAGTATTTTACGAAACTGTTTGACGGCCCTTCTACGTAGGGTATATAATAACGTAGGTACTAAAAGGAAGATAAGGGAAGCGACGGCGAAGACGCAACGGGCTATAAAAAACCGGACGGTCGCGGCTTCCCTATCTTCTAAAGTTTAGCCGAAGTGGTGTAACTGGTAAACGCGTGCCCCGACAACGGGCGCTTTTGCAGGTTCGAATCCTGCCTTCGGCATTATGGCGATTAGGGGATTATGGTTTGTGGCGTAGGCGTTGCTTAACTGCACGTCCTACGTAGTCGGAGTGTGGCCGACTAACCTAATCGCCTCATTTACTGAACGCACTTGTTCAGTATATCCCGTTTCTCGAAAGGAAACGGACGGGCTAAGGAGGCCCAAACAAATGGCTAAGGCCAACATGGAGATGGTGGTAGAGGGTGTCCCGGAATCTTTGCAGAGCGCTATGGATTCAGCGGTCGCACAGTTTGGCGCTGACGTAGTTAAGGCGGCACTCGTCGCTACAGTAACTAAGATTCTCAACGCTGAGAGCGAGCCTATTCGCAAGGCGCGTGAAGTTCTCGCCGGACTTACGGCGCGTCGCGGTGGACGCCCGATAGGTAGTAAGAACGCTGCCGTACCAGCCGTGCCGGTTCCCGAAACGCTCCCAGTAGCGTAAGTAAAGAAGATTTGAGGGGGTAGTTCACTTGATTGTGGCTACCCCTTCTTTTCTTAGAGAGGCAGGTAAACTTAATTTGTATTGCGATAGACTGAGAAGGATTGCACAAAAGTACAGGCCAAAGGGAGTTATGCTAATTGCAGTTAGTCCAGAGATAAACGCATTTGCGGACTACAACAACAACAAAATATTACATCACAAAATTAACTACAACGATAACCTCGTTGAGTTTCTTCATGAGTGCGCGCACTTCCACCTAAATCATAAGGAAAGAAAAGTTCCACAATGGAGAAGGGAATACGAAGCGGAAACGTGGGCGCTATCTACAGCTAATAAAGAAGGAATACAAGCATCGGTATTCTATGTTCAAGATTCAGCAGATACTATATACAAGTTATTTAGAAACTACGAGAGGAGATACAATAAGCATATTACATTGTGCGACGACATGGACCTAGCGCACAAGATAGTTAGATTAGTTGTGTCTTACAGGATGTTAGATTAGTTGTGTCTTACAGGATGTTGTAATGTCTAGAATACTTAGAGCTGAATGGAGAAAGTGGTTTGACAAGGACGTTAACCTACTCTATGTAAATGGATACCTACCAAAAGTTAGCGGCTTATCTAGTTCGTACACAGATAAAGAAAAAGAGGATAATTGGGTTGAAGCAAGTACGTGGTTTCATCGTGGCGTTGACTTAATAAGAATGAGGGCGCAGGGAACATTCGATGAACTCGTTAAATTAAATCAAGAACTACAAGGGGAATGGGAACACTACGAACCATTCATGCATCAAATAGAAGGAAAGGATATTAAATAAAATGGAAGAGGCAAACGAGAGAAGAGAAGATATTTTCTCAGACGAACCGCGTAGGGGTATAGACGACGAAGATTACGTTAGCGCTGACGACCCGTTCTCGGAAGTACCAGAGTTTCCTGTTAATAAAATAAACGGAGAGGAGATTGAATGTGAGCTGTGGCAATTCGATGGATTGTCGGAACTTCGCACCAACGGATTACTTAGGGGGGAAGACGGGATATACAAGACGGAGATTAAGTCGCTTGATGATGTTGACTACGTCCTCCAAAGAATATCCAATTACGAGGAAAGGGTACGCCAAACGGCTGCAACTTACGATAAGAGAATAAGTCAACTAGAGGCACAAATTTACAGCCTAAAAGTCAATAAGAGCGACGCGATGGCAGTGTGGGGCAAACGTTCAGGATTCTTTAGGTCTCTCTTTACTATTCCAATTCAAGAGTTTGTTTCTAAGTTTATAGGTCAGTCAGACGTTCGTTCTATTAAACTACCAACAGGGAAAGTTGGCTGGAGAATTACGCAACGCGAAAGCTGGAACATTACGGACAACGATGTTGTCCTCTCCGTTCTTAGAGAGTTCAACCCTTCTGCTATTAAGGAATCAATCCTAGTATCTAAACTTCCAAAGACGAGCGAGAAAATGGAATCTCTACTTAACATGGTAGAGGGCGATGTAAACGCCTACGAGAAACTTTGCTCCGCGATGGACATATCTGAACGAGTTGATTCGTTCTATCTAGAAGCAGGAGAATAAAACGACGTGGTTATAAAGAGGAGGACTACTGAATATGTAACTGTATCTTTCAGGATAGATAAAGATACTTATGACCGAATTGAAGTAATCGCACATAATTTACTCAATGACAACATAGAAGTTTTCCTATTAGCCGCGATACGTAGCACGGTTCTGGCATTTGGAGTTATCCAACACTTCGGACCAGAGCGCGGAGTAATGAAAGCGGCTTCCGAAACATTCAGAAAGTGTTTCAACATAAGGTAGGTAATATGGCAACAAGGAAAGTTGTAGCAAGAGACAAGAATAAAAAGCGAAGGCTTGCTAATGTGAAAAGACTTAAGGGGCAAACGCCTTATTCAGAAAGGAAATACAATGGCAATTAAGAAGAAGGAAGAAACGACAGCCGTTATTAACGGTACTGAACACAGGCTTAACGACATTAAGGAAACAGAAGATACACCTTGGAATGGTTGGCCTATTAAGTGGGACGTACTTAGGGAACCGTTTCCAGCTAAGTCGTTGAAAACTAGAGCAGGAGGAGGAGGCAAGAAACTTACGTATATTGACGGTGCTACTTGTATACGCAGGCTTATTAAAGGGGCAGGTAACAACTGGGAATTCTTTGTTGATAGATACTGGATTGACGAGAAGAATCGTTGTTGCGCTCTCGTAACGTTAATTATAGACGGGGCTAAACGTCAACACGTAGGAGTACAGGAACAAGGACAATCTGGGGCTGACGCTGAGGTGAAAGGGGCTATAACAGACGGGCTTAAAAAAGCCGCGACGCTCTTCGGTCTCGCGATTGAGTTGTACGGAGAGGACTATGACGATAGTGGGGTCAACGTGCCCGTACAGGCAGTTCCTGAGATTCCAAGCGTGACACGCCCGAAGACACCAGAAGCACCCGCGAAGTCCCAGGTTGACGGCTATAGGCGGCCAGAAGTACCTCCTGAAAAGGTATCGCTCGGAGAACTCGCCGCTACAGTCTTGGAAGCGGTGGCAATGGAAGAAATAGATAAACCAACGCTAGGAACAGATGGAGCACCATTAACCGATGGAACTCAGTTGTCTCAATTACACGCATTACTAGCAACAAAAGGAATAAAAGGACCAGACGCTAAGAACTGGATGGTTGATGCAAGTAATAGAACTATCCAAAATCCCGATTACCACGCCTTGTCAAAGGTGCAGGTTTCCAAGTTAATGCAGGAAGTAGGTAAACTATGACCGTTGGAGAATTGGTAGGTCTATTGCATAAGCAGGATTTCTCAATGGTGGTTAAGGTTTATTCTTCAATGGACAGCCATGGAGATATATTGTCGGTAGGGACCGACGACTATGAACACATTGACAAACCCAACGAAACTAAATACGTTCTTATAGAAGGTGAATAATATGAGTATAGATTACGGAGTTGAAAGCGGACGTTCGTTTACACGTCATTCTGTTACAGGAAATCACGGAGTAGTATTCGGTGATACTATTTCATTGCAAGAGGCGGCGGCTACGGCCTATCCAAACTCGTTGTATAAACTGCCATTGGAAGCGCGCTACTCAGATGGAGAGAATGAGTTTTCCCTACCAGTTACGGGAAAGGTAGCCGTCGTAAGGGACGACGCTAAAGTAATTGGTGTTGTTGGAGATTCTTACGAGTTGATTCAACCATCAGAAGTGTTTGATTTCTTTCAACCTTTTCTTGATACTGGACTAGTTGAACTTGAAGACGGGGGTTCATTAAAGGGTGGCTCCCGTATGTGGTTACGCGCTAAGATAAAGAATGGAATCGGAGAAGTTGTTAAAGGCGATGCAATTCAGGCGCACCTTATCGCATATACTTCATTCGACGGAACCCTCGCACATGGTATTGGAATGAACAATGAACGTCTCGCTTGTTTTAATCAACTTGCCAGTATGTTTCGTAACGCACGGCACAGTGACAACATCATCAAGAATAAACATACGTCTAGCTTACGCAGAAAGATTGATGAAATAAAGAGCGACATGGAAATGCTCGTAGGAGAGTTTAAGGATGATGTTAAAACATATAAGAGTCTAACTAAAATATATATGAGCGATGAAGAAATGAAAGACTACATCGTTCGTGTAATTGAACCTAAAACTCTTGATTCAACAAAAGCGCAGAATAGAATTGAAACTGTTCAGGGTTTACTTTATTCTCAGGCTGGGCTTGATTCCATTCCCGGTATTCAGGGTACGGCTTGGCAGGCATATAACGCTATCTCAGAGTTTGTTACTCATGAATACGGTCGTTCAATGGACGCACGCCTTAACTCTCAATGGTTCGGAGCAACTAAGAAACTAAACGAGAGGGCGCTTGAGCTAGCGTTAAAGGCGTAAACGAATGACTAACGATGAATACGTAGCACTGAAACAATTGACTTGGAAATCTCTCGTAATTCTTGGAGATTATTGGGTATGCGGCCCAAAGGGAGAGGGGTTCAAAGTTCCCGATGCATATTGGGCAGACATAGTGGCGCAACGTTTCAATGAACTAGACGCGGCCAACGCTCAATGCACCCGTCTGGAGGCCGTCGTGGACGCGGCTATTAAGTGGCATCACGGAACGCTAAACCCTACGGATTTGCACAATATCGTGGATGCCGCGAAGGAGAGGCAATGAGCGAAGATGAACTGCAAGGTTTAATATATGAATATCTATTAGCAACACTACCAATTAATAACGGAGTGTTCGCTTCTTTTGCGACTCTCTTTCCTATTGAAAACCCGCGTTTTATTTTCATAGGAGCAATATTTGAAGAGGAGATATTTTGGGGCACGTTTATAAAGTTAGATAATCTTAAAGAGTTCTCAGGGGCGGTTGGTAAATGCGTTGAAGATTACGAAGTCAAAGAGGACATGAATATGTCCGTTAGTAGATTGTTCGCTAACTCAGGAATGAGTGAATTCGCACAAGGAGATAAATGATGTACATAACTGTAAACGCACAGATTGAACGCAACGACTTTGACAACAAGGCAAAGAGGGACTCGCTACTTAATGGAATTAAAGATATGGAGGAAACGTACTCCGCAGAAAAGGGCAGTAGTCACATAAGTGTTAACTTACAACTCCATGTATACGACATTCAACTTGACTCAGATGTGTACGCGCTAAGGAAGAAGTATTTCAACTACGACGTAAACCCTTTATAATTATTAATGGGAGGGGTTACTAATCCCATTAAGGAGAATAAGATGCCTAAGAAAAAAGATTCGTTTAAGGTTGATGAGAACGTGGTGGTGATGGCTCCTAATGAAGCATACCAACTAGCGCTTCTTGACGGACAGACATCTTTGTATGACCTACCCGCGAGGTATGTATACGTGCTAGAATGTAACTCGTACACTCTGGAAGCGGTGATAGGGTGCGTGCTCTATCAACTTGACCAACTGTACCAAGACGGTAAGACGGTCATTGAGCCTGAACTTTGCGCTGGCCCGGTAGCCGGGCTTACCTTGTTCCTACAGGAAGTTAAGAAGGTTCTCGACAGTAAGGGCCACGGTTCTCAGTTTGGTAATGTGTTCTTGAAATTGAAGAATAGATGGGAGAAGTGCGAGAGAACATACAAGATGGCGTTATCTGGTAAGTTTACAGACAAAGAACTAAAGGAGGAAATAAATAGGCTATACGGCGTTGATAAAGCGTTCTTGGAATTGAAAGATGAGGTTGTTAATTAAATGGAAACAATTGTTCCTATTTTAGTGGTTGCTGTTTTTACAATTCCACTTCCAACGTTGCTTCTTATAATGTGGTTAAAAGGTATGTTTTCTAGAGAGTCAATGGACGCGCTGAGAATGACTGAAGAACAGTGGGTGAATAAATATCGGAGGCGCTAAATAAATGAGAGTTCTACAAATACCAGATAGTACAGAGATACCAAATACTGATTTTGATAGGTGGTTTGCAGAAGGTAATTCAGTTTGGAGAAGGGATAAAAGGTTTCCAGGTTGTATTGAAAGCGTTAACGGCGTAGCAATAGTAGCGGAACATAATGAAATTGTTGAAAAATTAAGAGGCGTATTAAGGAGCGCGCTTGGTATATTTGAAGAAGAGTTAGCATGGGATAGCACTGCACCAATAGTTATGCTGCTAAAATGTGCGATAAGAGGAGACTAAATTGCTACAAGGAGAGCCGTTCAATCCACAGGGATTATTTGGCGTTGGTGTTAATATCCCAACGTGGTTGCTACATAGAAGTGAACTCAGTTCAGGCGAGAAGATAGCGTATTGTCTACTCGCTAAATACTTTAATATATTCTCTGTTATAGAATCAATCGCTACGTCTATGGGCGTTGAGACTAGGCAGGTTCATAGATACATTGTAAAGTTAGAAGAGCTTGGTTTAATTAACAGAATAAAAGGAGGTGGAAGTAGGCCTGATTCTTACATATTTATATGGAACGCTTGGATTGATGAAACAACTCCAATAGATTCAGAGCAAGAGGCGGCGATAGACAACCGTGTTAACTCTAGGAAAGCGGCCTCGGTTAAGTCTTTAATTGACCCTAATATCAAATTAACACCTGAGATGATAGAGTGGTTCCAAGGCTTATTCGGCCATCTTAACGTCACGATGGACGCGCTACAACACAACCTAACACTCTTCGCTCGTAAGGCGGGAGAAAAGGGAGAACGTAGCGCCAACTGGTTTCTATCTTGGCAAACGTGGGCAGAGAGGGCTGCTAATAACGGTTGGCTTACAACGCAAAACGAAACCACTAAGTATATACCAGTAGAAAACAAGCAAAAGAAGAGATGGGATAAATACGATGTCAAACCCGACTGATATTAACTTCTCAAGTATTCCACCTAATAGTCTAGAAGCAGAACAATGCGTAATAGGATCGTGTATTATTGACGGAAGAGCGGTATCGGTTTCGGCTAAGTTACTGACAGCCGATGACTTCTACAGGGACGCACACCAAACAATCTTTCACCATATAAGAGAATTATATAATAAGAAAGAACCAGTAGACTTAATAACCCTGTGTGACACTCTACGTAATAGCGGAGTACTGGACAGGATAGGCGGAGCGTCTTATCTCGCTACAATTACAGACCTAGTTCCAACAACGTCTAACGCTCCTTACTATTGCGAGATAGTATTAGAGAAAGCAGAACTACGCAGGATAATTGAAATGTCTTCCAACGTAATTAAGGAAGCATATACAGGACAGAATTCAAGCGAGGGTATACGTCAAGAACTCGTTGACTTTGGCCTACACGGTAGTTCAATTAATTCTGATGACGGGTGGTTATCAACTAAGAACTTAATTGATGAGACGTATGATTACATAGAAGAGAGGATGAAGAATCGTGGAAGACTCAGCGGAATACCGTCGGGATTTGACTCGATTGACAAACATACAGATGGGTATGAAAGAGGTATGCTTACAATTGTTGCTGGAAGACCGTCAATGGGAAAAACTACGTTCCTACTTAACATCGCACGCAATGCCGCTGAACTTGGATTTAAGGTTGGGATATTTCCGCTTGAAGAATCTTCGTTGCAACATGGAATACGACTCGCGGCTAGTAATTCTGGATACACAATGTATCAATTACGCCGTGGATTCATCGACGTTGACGACTGGGACGTAATTAAACTGTCAATGCAGAATATGTCTCGTCTTCCAATCTTCTTTAATAAAGACCATTCTGTTGATATAAGTAAACTTGTAACTAGAGTGCAAGCGTTGAAAGCGCGTCAAGGTATCGACCTAGTTATCGTAGACCACGCAGGAGAAGTAGATGTTACGGATAGTCCCGGAACTGATAACAAAAGAATTGGAAATGTTGCTCACGTTTGCAAACGAATTGCGAGAGCAAACGATGTGGCAATTATACTTGCCAGTCAGTTATCTAGAGGAGTTGAGTATAGGGAAGACAAACACCCGATACTTTCGGACCTTAGAGAATCGGGCGAACTTGAACAAAAAGCAGACGTAGTTCAATTACTCTATCGTCCTGAATATTATTATCACGATGTTCAAGAATGGACGAATGCGTGCAATAAACTAAAGCGTTCCATTACTCCATACCCTTCCGGGATAGTAGAGGTAATCACGGCTAAGGGTAGAAACATAGGAAACGATACAACGTCTCTCTTCTTTGATGTTAATACGAACAGAATGAGAGATTTATCTAGGGAAGAATCCGAGGATTTACGTGGATTCATACGAAAGAGTGATACACAACCAGAGAGAGAAGAAGACCAACTCGGACTTGGCGACGGTTTTGACGACTGAAAGACCACAACCGTGGGTTGGAAGAAGATGGACAGAAAAGAATATATGGAGACAATATAGAGGGGTTATCTATGATAACGAAGGTAAAGAAATAGCAGATGTATTAACACAGAGAACGGCCGCTGCGCTAGTGGAAGCGCACAACATTAAGGAACGCGCCGTAAGAAGAGCGCCTATCATTGAGGTTGACGAAACACTTAAAGCGATTAGCAAGATATTAACCAGCATTAGCGACGGTTCAGTATACCACGTAGTAGAAATTCTACCACAACTTGTTGAATTAAGGGATAACATATATGCCTATAAGAAGAGGAAGTAAGTGGGGAAAGAAGCAGGAGTACGAAGGTATTAAGTTTGACTCAATCAAAGAGTTGAACACGTATAAAGTATTCAAAGAAATGGAGAGCAATGGAGAGATACAGGACTTACAAGTACATGTTCCTATAGACATAGGGGTAAATACAGCAACGGAAGCAGATAAACATATCTGTACGTTCATAGTTGACTTCAAGTATTGGAATGGTAAGAACTGGACTTATGTAGACGCTAAAGCAGTTAAGAAGAAACGAGTGCTAAAGAACGGTACTGTAAAATATACGTACCTATCAACGCCTATCTATAAACTAAAGAAGAAACTAGCAGAGGCAATTTACGGAATAAAGATTGAGGAAGTCTAACGTAGTATGGTAAAAGAAGTTTTAAAAGTAACCGATAAAGAATTAAGCAATGTGATAAACGCTCATAAGCGTAGCGGTATGTGGCTTTCCGATGGAACGCCGCTTGGAGACCCAGAAGCGGAGGTTAAAGCATTATGCAGGAAATATAATATTCCACCAAACTATGGACTGAATACTAAAACTGGTGAATTTCAAACTAGAGAAGGCAACTTATTTGAACGAGTAGTATTGGAGGAGGTCTAATGATCTACCTAGCGTTCTTTGTTTCTGGGTTTGTACTCTCAGCGTTGGCGCTCACTGCTGGTTATATTTATGGGTATAGTCTTTGTGAAAAAGAGAACCTAATAAAGAGCCTAGAGCGTTGCCTTGGAGTAACTAAACATGGAGAGTAATATATGTCGTTAGAGATGATTGGTTTTGAGCAAAATAATAAGAATAAATATACAGTTCCATCAGTTGTATTTTCATCGTTGGGTATTATAAACTTCACCGTTTCGCTCGTAAGTATGGCTGATATGGAGGACTGGAAGTACGTATCAATTTGGTACGATAAATACTCGAGAGAGATTAGATTTAGAAAGGAAGAAGTATTAAAGCGTAACGTAAAAGCATTCAGGAGTAGGGGTAAGTCAAAGCAACTATCTGCTAAGACTTTTATTGACAAAGAAATGATAGAGCCTAACGCTTATGAATGTATATATGATGTTGTATCAAAAGAAATAATTACAACATTGAAAGTTAAGAAGGAGGTAGAGGTTTGATTCAAGGAGAAACACGTAGGACATTGCAGAAGATTGCTGATTACTGGTCGGTTCACATCGAGCGTAAGCTTGAACCAGCAGACGTAGCGGTTATGATGTTTCTATTCAAATCCGCTAGGTTAAAGGAAAATAGTGGAGACAAAGAAAAGAACATTGATGACCTAATAAGATACATTTCTATATGGCAAGAACTAATGAGTGAAAATAAAGCGACCAAGGTAATTATATGAATAGTGTTAACTTGATTGGCGGATTGGTTAAAGACCCTGAACTAAAGTACAGCGCTAGCGGTATGGCGTACCTTAAGTTCACACTTGGTGTTGATTATTATTCTGGAAAGAATAAAGGCAACGTAACTAGTTATATCCCTATTACCATATTTGGGCAGAGGGCTGAATATCTAGCATCATACGGGCACCGTGGAGATAGGACTTGGGTAACGGGAAAGATGGTGCAGGATAAATGGAACGATAAGTCCTCCGGACTTCCTAGAAGTTCTATCTCGGTTGTCGCTGATGACGTTGGTTTAATATCTGGAGGCAAAAGAGAAGGCCATAAAGAATACGAAGACGTTCAAGAAGCACCGCCAGTTAAGACCAATGAAAACCTAGATAGTGAAACAAGTTACGGCGATATTTTCGCGGCAGACCCATTCGAAGGTAATTAAATAATAAATGAGAATTCAACATTTAAGCGAACCAGTAAAAGAATATATCAAGTCTATTGATGAGGCCAAGAATAAAACAGAACTGATACGTGCAATCAAGAGATTCAAACTCGTTGCTAATGATGCTCTTGAGTTTGTAAAGAAAGAAGATTTTAATTTTGATGAATTTAAGGAGGGAAGACTTAAGGACCAACGTTCAATAATAGAAAAGAGGGACGGTTGGGATGGTTGCGAAGAGTGGACGAATAAATACGGTTGCGTTATTCTTCCTGAGGTTATGTTAATGGTTTCTCTTCTCGCAAATCATTTCTGCGCACCATGGGGAGTAGCGTATATTCAAGCTAAATCCGAAGGAACAATAACAGAGAGCGGAGGAGTAGCAACATGGAACAAAAAAAAGGAATGGGTGAATACAAGTGACGATGATACCAGTAAGTAACTCAACTAACATAGAGGAATATTCAGAATACGATGAAAAGAATAATAGTTTTTCAGTAACGTATAAAGGCGGACGAACGTATTCGTATCACGACGTAGACAAGACAACGTATGACAATATGGTGAAGTCTTCAAGCGTGGGTCAGTTCATTTGGTATCACATTCGCGATAAGTTTGCTTTTACTAAAGTGTCTAACAATGAATAAGCAAGACGCAATAGCGATAGCGCTTTCAGAAGGCAGGATAAGCGCAAACATAGAAACAGGGATAGTCAAATGCCACGCAACGAGCGGAAATAGATTAAGTAAAGAAGGGAGGATTATTACTCATAAAAATGAGTGGGGTTATTTGTCTAGTACGTTTACAATAAATAGAAAGCAATATGCTTATAAGGTGCACCATGTAATTTGGGTTGCTGCTGGAAACATACTTCCAAGCAGATGGGTGGAAGGAAAAACTCTTGACCACATTAATAGGGATATAACAGATAATAGAATTTCAAACCTTCGTATAGCTACCGAAAAAGAACAGTCAATGAATAAGGTTATTCCATTTGGCGAAACCCATCCATTTCATATTCTTACAAATGATAACGTAATAGAGATTAAGAAGAGAATGATTAACGGAGAAAGGCCAACTCAAATTGCAAACGAAATGGGAATAAAGAGGACTACTATAACTGGAGTATATTATGGAAAGGCGTGGAATCACGTAATGGTATCCATCTAATGGTTCAAATGCTACTAATTGATTATGGCTAAAGAATATTTTAAGAACATGAAAAAGTATGAAAACCAAGAAAGGAAGGATTGGCCTATGCCATACTACGAAGAAGAGGGCAGGAGATATATAGAACGTAGGAATAAACCTAAAGAGGTATCAAACCTTGAATATTTCAAGAGGTTTCTAAAATGGATAGGTTTTTAGGTAAATAACTATGGTTCAAATGTTACAATGCCTAGTAGATGTAAATGGTGAGTGTAAATGGTATCGTACTGTAAAGATTGACCCACAAGAACTACTCTTGCACATTACAACAGCGGTTGAGTATTTTCTTTTATCTAATGAAAATGAAGATAACAATACACCTGCCTTCACAGTGTACACCGTACCGGCACCGGAGGGTTGGAAGCCGGACGGGATAGACCCGCTAGACATGGCCACAAACCGCCTATAGCGACCGTAGGGAGCTATGAGGTGGCAACGTGGCCCAGCAGTCGGTAGTCGTGAATCGTCACGCTCTGTGAGAGGATTTGAGCGTAGCGGAGAAATGATAGCGTGTCTCTCTACGCTCAACCCTTCTTTCTTTATTTCTTTTCTGTAAATAAGAATCCGAATCGGGAGAGTTATACGCCCGCATGAGAGGACGGAGTATTTTGTGGAAACGTTGTGCTCAATTGAGCGTGACAGTCTGCTCGCTTTTGCGAGACGAAAACAGCAGAAAGGGTTCGTGACAATTTTGGTAGACAAAGTGCATAAAAGTGAAACTGTGAAACGTACTCCGAAACGTGGTATCAATATATGCGGAGAACATTGTTACTCGGTATGTCCTAAGGGTAGAGTAACGATACCTAAAGAGTGGAGGGAACTACTAGGGTTACAGGTATACGTAACTAGAGGGCTCGCGGGTTACGCAATAATACTTGGAAAGGAGTATTTTGAAGAGGTAGCGGAACAATTAAAGAACAATAATAGTAGCCTATGGAGGTACTACATATCTGCTTCTAAACTAGAAAACGTAGATAGAACTAACGGTCGCGTTCAAATACCAATACACCTTAGAGAGTGGTGTTTAATGGAACCGGGTGACGATGTGGTAATGGTAGGTCTAGGAGATGGAATAGAAGTATGGCCTAAAGCGTTATGGGGTCAGTATGCGTCAATCGTAATGCATAACTATATTGAGAGGTTTGGCGCTGGTGGTGAACTAGCATCGTCCGCTAAGATAGCCATAGCGGACTTCGACTACGCATCCTTGGCTAAGCTAAGGTATGCAGGAGCTTTAATATGAAGAATAAAGACAAGTGGTTGGCAACTAATATTTATATAGCCTTAGCAGATATGGTTTCTGAAAAAACTAAGAACAACGCAAGAAGGCTGAGCCTTTCAGATGTAGACGTATTAAAGGACGTTGTATTCAGTTTGTTTGAAATTAACGATAAATATCAAGAAGAAGAATGCATGGGAACGGAAGAGCCAAGCGAGACAGAGACGCTTAGGTTACGAGCTCAGATGGCAGAGACCGAAAAATGTGAAACAATAAGAGCGCGTGACGACTGGAGAGACATTGCTAAATCTTTTGAGATTGAAAAAGTGGAACTATGCGAAGAATTAAGGTCGATTCAAAAGAGATATGACAAACTATGCGTTAAACATGGCGATACTCTAGAATGGAACTCTAAGTTGTATAAGAAACTGGAGGCGGTTAAGTATTGGGCAAAAAAAGAAAAGGTGGACTGCGACGACGATTGGCCTTTTTGCTGCGATAGTTGTAGAGCTAAATTCTACGAGAAATCATTGAGGAATATACTTGAAATTATCGGATGATTTCTATACTACGTATGACATAGAATATTACTTTGTAACTAATGATACAAAGGGAAGAGAGTTTACTCTTGGAGGTGGAAAGATGGCAATAGTTAGCCCTGCTAATTTGGGCCCACCTAGCGAACAGGACTTTATTAAGTCATTCTTGGGAGAGTTTGGAGTAAACGTAATTGTCAAACAGATTCATGTTAGGCGAGAAAAGATAAGGATGATAACAACATGAGTAGGTGCCCTAAGAATGCGCCAAGGTTTTGCGGGTATCCCGTAAACCCCGCAATCGTGGACGATTTACAAAAGGTAATGAACTACATTCCAAGTATACTATTTCAAAAACTAAAGACTGGAGGTTATGTAACACAGGGGTGGAAAAGTGGGGTTTCCGCTTCTAACGGAACGCATGATGATGGTTACTGTATTGACATAGTAACGAGACATCTAACCAAAGAAGAGATTATCGAACTGTGCGACGCGTTTAATGGCCATAACTTCGCGGCAGTGTGGAGATACTACGGAGTTAACATGGGAACCGCTGAACACCCTAACTTTAACAAAACAGAACACATTCATATAGCGTGGAAAGATAAGGCTAACTACAACCTAATTCACCCGCTCGTACAAGTTGGTGGTAAGTATTACATACGTGACTTGATTAAGGAACATCGTTGAATAGTAAAGTTAGGCCAGCAAGGGTAGTGCTTTTGCTGGTAGTGTTTGTATCACTCTTAGGGGTTGCGTCGTTGCTTCTTGGGCATATACATGAAGCAGTGGAGGCCTTCGTTGCGACGTATTGCATTCTAGTTTCTTTTGAATTAGGAATGCGAGAATATAAGTGGATAAGGAGAATACGCGCTATAGACGATATCATTAACCCGAAGTGAGTAAACAATAATAACCCCGACTGTGTTTTAAGTCGGGGTTATTATTAACTTTTACAGTCTGTCGAACTTTAGTACATCAAATAGGAATCCATTAACAATAATCTGCGCCTCCATTGGAATCTTGCTCTTGGTAAAGAAGTCTGCCTTCTGTTTAATAACCCAGTCATAGTATTTACTCTTTACGTTGAATCTCTTTATACCACCGTTGTCAATCTTAATATCTACCCCAGTTAAAATTACTAGCGGACTCATTACATTTCTCCTTCTTCCTTTTATCCATGTTTGGCTACCCATTGTAGAAAATTGTGAACCCATTTCGAAATAGGTTCGTGTAGTGCCACTATCGTAGTCATGACGAGGGCGACGCCACGCCAGATTTTAGTGGATAGAGCCTCCCTTCCAACCTTTTTCTCGTCCTCGTCGCGATGTTGCGCCTTCCATTCCATCAACTGAATGTGCTCAGGCTCAAACCGTTCTTTCCACTGTTTAAGCAATGCCGTTTCTGTTTGTAACGACAGTAATACCGTCAACGTTGCGTCCACTTTAGACAATGTTTTATCTATGTTGGCGACGGCCTCTTTCAACATTCCAATATCTAGAGCCATCTGAATATCGCTCGAAGTAGCTCGTGCCGATTCCGCATCAGCTCTATCACCAATGGCGGCACGTTCAGTATGTGCGGCATCGCTAATGGCAACGCGAGCGTCGTGCGCTGTTTCAGCGGATTCCGTGTCTATTATTTTATCTTTACTCATCGTTACTCCGTGTGGTAGTAATTATCTAGCAAGTTCTTTTTCTATCGCTGCAATCTCGTAGTTTCTTATTCTGTCAACTTCGCTTGACAAATCGTTCTCGTTAATCTTACCCATGTAGTAGTCGTTGTAAGAACGGTTAGTCAACGTACTTGCATTACTCTCTATTCTTTTAATCTTAGCGTCTATTTTCATTCTGTTAGATTCAACGTCAACTGGAATTGTCTTGAATCCGGTGGCTCCCAGAAGGGTAAACGCTTTTGAAGCGGCGTCCCCCTGCATATTAGTCGTTCCGCTAAATGCGTCTCTTACTTGCCTTACTGAACGCCCGCCGAAATCTCCAACAGAAGGGGCAATAGGAGGCATTGCTTGATTAACTAGATACTTCAAATCATCTTTTAAGATGTACTTTGGGTCCATCTCGTTTGTAACTGGTTGGTCGTTGTATATTTGTTTATTAGCGCCTATTTCGTAGAGAGATTTAAGGAGTGGGTTCAACATTCCAAGCCCCTGCTTTAACGCGTCTAGCCCGGTCTTCGCTCCGCCTGAATCAAACGCTACCGTTCCTAAAGGCATTATGTATTTAGTATCTAGGTACCTACTCTTTCCCGTCTCGTCAGTAAGGGGTAAGCGTAACGCCATCGAAGGGTCAACGTAGTCCGGCATCGTTCTTTCTTCTTCTCGACGCTTCGCTCTATCTTCAACTTTATATCCCGCCGCTGCTTCGTAGAGGTGACGTTCTAATGCGTAGTTCTTAGTATTAAATACTAGGTCGTGTATTTCTGCTGGAACGGCTTTGTACGGGTATGTAATAAATGGAACCCAACCTTTCCTCGCCTTGCGAACCCAGTAAGGAACTTCTTGGTAATTAAAGAGAGTATCAGCGGCCATTTTGCCAGCGTACTCATCGCCATGAGTATCCATGAATTTCATGAACGTAGCGAGTTTACCTATCTGTTCTATGTATTGGAATACTCCACCCGCTCCACGCTGGAACTTACTACCTAAGTCCTTAAGATAACCTATCGCTCCGTCTTCCGGTTTATATTCATGAGTTAGTCTTTGGAATTCGTTACCTAACCACATCGTGGATTCATGCGCCGACGGGTCCGCTCTCAAGTATCTTTCAAACGCTGGTCCGCCTTCCTTAATGTCTTTCATAGCCATTGCTATACGATAACTCGCCTCTACTGGTTCCATTCCAGTATGATGCAGTATTCTCATTAAGTTAGCTACGTGGTTCCTTACTTGTCCAGCGGGGTTGTCAATAGTCATTCCCGCTTTCCACGCAGACATAGTCTTAAAGAGTAAATTATCGCTATCGCCTAACGCTCTAAACCTATCAAGTAATACTTTGTGAACTTCTTGAGGAACCCATTGACCAGAAAGAACTCCGTACCTACCTTGTCCAACACGCTCCGCAGTCCCTACGTTTTCAGGTGTTATTGGTCCAGAAACTTTCAATGGTTTCGAGAGATACTTTGAATCATTCCACGGAAACTTAGTAATTGTTCCTTTAGTTTCAGACGGCATTTGCGTATACCAACGCGGCCTACCACCATTCTGAACCATTACCGCGTCCGCTTCCGCCTGAGTTAGTCCGTTATCAACGAGCCACTTAAATGGGTCTTTCGGATTCGCGTGAAATAGATAATTCTGTAGACCAGCGTCTTCTTTATTAAGCGCGTACTTATCGAATATCTCCCTGAACGCTCTATTCATTCCAATGGAACGCCCTTCTCTAGTTCTAGTTTTAAGTAACCTCGCGAAAGGGTTCTTTATTTCAAGCAACGCAGCACGCTCTTCGTCTGTCATAAGCAAACGTTTCTTGCCTATTGCAGCGGGGTTTACGGAACGAATAGACTTACCGCCATTAGCTGCTTTAGATAGAATCTCTCCGGCCTTTACCGGGTCATAATTCATGAAGAAATCAGCGGCCTCTTCCGGGTTCTCTATAATATCATATATTCTACTAACGTGAAACCCTGCCCACTTATCAGAAGTAAGTTGCGTCATAGCTCCGGCTTCAACTAGGCCAGCCCTTAAAACTGTATCGTAGTCGGCGTATTCTTTCCATAGTTTATTAACTTCTTCCATTGGAAAGTTTGGGTTCTCTGCTTTAATCTTAGCGAGTAAGTTATCGCGTACAACCTTCGCGGCGGTCTGGCCTGCCTTTACTAATACTTGGTCATTATTCGAGAAACGCGCAATGTCGTTTAGTCTAGCCTGCGCTACTGCACGCATTTCTTCGTAGTTGGCCTGCCTTCCTATTACCTTGTCGTATTGACGCGCCATTCTAGATTGGTTCCTAGAATCTTGATTTATAGTTGCCCTTAGTTTACCCTCGGTTATTCTCTGGTCACGTATAGCGGCGTCAATCTTCTTTAGTTCACGGAAGTTTTCAAGCGTAGCGGTTGCGTCGGGTATATCCTTTCCGCGCATACCTCCAGTTTCAACAAGTTTCCTTATTCTAAACGATTCAGGTCCATCAATAAACCTTCCGGTTGACGTACCGAATCCTGTGTTCTTTTGGTAGTTCCACGGAGCCCTAGTTCCATCTGTAAGTATCTGACTGTAGTTTCCTAAGTTGTCAGTTTCAAGAACGCCAGCATCAATCGCCTTATTAACTGCGAATGGGTGCGTTGCCCCAGTGTATAAAGTATCCCCAACTTTAGCGGACGGTCCTATAACTGTTTCTATTTGGCCTCTCTTAAATAGCGTTCCTTCTATTGACTTACCAAGTACGTCTAGTTTCTGGTTATGCCCAGCTAGGCTTGAGTTAATTCCATCTATATCTTTTTTGATAAGCGCAACTGCGTCAGCATGAAGCCTCTCAACTTCCTGCATAACGTTCCCGCGTTTTACTTCATTCCATTCTGGGTGATGTATATATGGTAATGCGTCCTGTGCTCTATGGAATTGACTGAGCGCTTCTTCTTGAACCATGTCGTTAAACTCAGAGTCTGGTTTAACTATTCTATTAGCGTCAGATATCCCATCGCCAATAGGGTAGTATGTTTTCCTTACCTCATTATCAGCGTTACGTAAAACCTCGTCTTGGAAATTAGGATTAGAAGATATATCTTTCTTAGTAATAATATCAAGTAAACCTTCTTTTCTTCGTTCCGCTTCCTGCATCTCCAAGTCGAAGGCGGAGCGCTGTGCCTCTAACCTAGTGATGCGTTTACGCAGGGCGTAGTAGGGCGACATGAGCCGTTGCATCACCTCGTGAATACCCTTCTCTTCGCCTATAGCGCCCGCTAGGACAGTTGGCCTTGCATGTACGCCTAATCGGTCGGACAGTTCGCCGGACCGCGCTAGATTCCAACCGAGAGACGGGGGAACGCCGTCCCGAATGGCTTTTTCTCGCGCTTGGCGTACATAAGTTTCGTAACTTTCAGCGGCGAATTCCTTGTAAGTTTTTTCTGCTTTACCGCCAATTCCGGAAAGAGCATTACTTCCGCCCTTAGCGTCAAACCAATCGTAACCCTCTGGTGCGTATATAAATTTAGGCTTACCTTCTTTTGGTCCTCTAAATAACGTAGACGATGGAACCTCGGATTCGTAAACATATCCACTTTTTCCAGCATAAACTTCCGCTAAATGTCGGTCTGTGGTTACGAAATCGAGGGGGCGAATCGGATTAGAGGGGTCAGACGCAGGAACGGCAATTCCGCGATAAACCTTTACTACGGGCGAACGCCCTCCGGGTTGTGTGCTAAACGCTACCTTTCGTGTTTTTAAGTATTCATCGAAAGTCATGACTGAAGATTGGCTAGAAGCAATTGGCCCTACGCTTGGGTCAAGCAACGCGTCAAGCTTACTGGTTTGCCCAACAATGCTAGCGCCTAATCGGTCGTGCTCATTTTCAATTCTAGTCGCCATTCCTTTTAGACGACTAACCATCGTTCCGCCAAGTTTAACTTCAAACTTAGATTCCGCTTCTGATTGAAGGAATGCAGCCTTCCCAGTTTGCCATACTTGCTGAATTCCTTCGCTTGGTTTATCTACGTTCGCCCCCATGTAATCAATAAACCATTTAAGAGAATTGTCGTCAGCGTAATCTCGTAATGGTTTACCAGTTAAACCAAGGGACTTACCGTCTTTCAAAGAGGCATCGTAAAACGTCTTCTTAAATTCTGGCAGAATCTTATTGGTTTCTCTAGTTGTTAAACCTTCTGTTATTGTTGATTTACCAAACCATTTTCTAAGGTCTTCTCCTATGGCGTGACGCGCTTCGTATCCAAGCGTTACATCTTTCAAGTACGGAACCATCTTGGAACCTTTGTACGCTGCTTTCCAAGTTGTACCTAAAGGGTCAATAACTAATTTACCAGTTGTGCCAATAACCTTACCAATGGTTCCTAGTTTCTCTATCGCGCCTAAACCCTCCATTACTGGGCCAAACGCATACATCAATGGGTCAGTCGCTAAATCAAGGGCTAGTCCTGCGGTTCTAGCGATACCCCTACCCCACCAAGTTTTCAACGCTTCCGGATTCGCTCAAATTAAATCGGCTTACGATAAAGGTAAGGCTGATAACTCAAATTCGTATATACCTAAGATTGATTACACTGGTTCGTCCCCTAGTAGTAAGCCAATGCCATGAATGCAAAAGTAGAGAGATATAGAAACATAGCGGAATCCGTTGGCAAGAAATACGGGATAGACCCGAACCTTATTTTGGGAATTGTTGATACTGAATCCAGCGGTAAACCACTAGCCACTGGAATTATGACCCGTTACGGTAAGGCGTTAGGCTTAGGCCAGATAATGCCTTTCAACTGGCGGCGTTACGGTTCCGGTCGTGACTGGCGAGACCCCGTAGCAAACCTAGACGTAGCGGGTAGATTATTGTTTGACCAGTTAAGGAAGAATGGCGGCAACGAAAGAGACGCGGTTAATGGTTACTTTGGACGCGGCCCGTCAGACGGTCAAATGAAGACTGGTGATTATATTAATGCAGTATTTAACAATGCAAAGAAGTATGGATACGGTGGAGCTAATAAAGCAGGAAACTCCGATTCATCTAGCATGAGTTCAATGTATGATATTGCGTTTCCTAATTCAACCCGTTCGGCTGACAGTGCAGCTAACGATAACGTTTCTGGCGGAATGTATGATATGGCTAAAACAGCAGGTCTTATAAGTTAATATTATGCCAACTCCACTTGAGCAATTATATAGCACCAATCCAGAAGTTCCAGAATCATCTAACACTACTCCATTGGAACAATTATATGGAAGTTCAACGGTTGACGTAAAATCACCGTCGTTGCCTAAAAACGACATAGGCAAAACACCGCTTGAACAACTTTACGGAAACCAATACGGAGCTTCCGAGTCCGCCATCGCGTCCGGTATGTCGAATACTCTTGGGCCAGATTCCGCGCTATTCGGCGAACATAGAAAACCATACGAAGGCGGAATAGTAGCAGATATATTTGATACGTTGCAGTATCCATTCAGGGTTGCCAATACACTTATTGCTCCTATGGTTATTCCTCGTCTTAGATACGGAGATAACGCCACTAAGGACGTATTTAATAATCCTGAGTTTAACTGGAGAGACGAATTAATTAGAGCGAATCCGGAAGCGTTGAAAACTTGGCCTTAGATAGTTTTTTTCGTAATCGGACCAACTCATCTGCTTTCCAGCAATTACTCCAGAAACGCTAAATTCCGGCATAAGGCCAATAGATGTTTTAGTTAGCGAATCGGTAGAAGCAGTAGCGCTTGCGCCCTGAGTACTCGCTAGACCGGAAGACTCTACCATTCCGCCCATTGAACCGTCAATACTGCCTTCTGCTCCAAGTGGTACGTTCCCGCTAGATAGACCAATTATCTGATTAGTTAGAGAATCGTCATACGCCTTGAAATTCTCCCACGTTTTAATAGCAGTAGGGTCGCCCTTGTCTATTAACTTCTTAAGTTCTCTATTAGGCGTTGGAGTAGAATCAAATTTCATGCGCTGTACGTCTGCGTATTTACCCCTTAACGCGGATTGCGCCGACTTTAGGTCTGGTATCTTTTTCCCAATATATAGAGACCTCAAGAATATTGAGCGGTCTTCGTGAGAATACTTTTTCTCTGCGTCCTGAACATCAAACCTATGAACCATCTCTCGCATTTTAGTTTCGTTGGCGAACGCCCCCGCCCGTTGCGCTTCGTCGATAACTTTAGCATGTTCAAAATTGCTATTAGCCATTCTAACCTGAAAGTCTTGATTCTCTTTTCCTGTAGGATTGTTAACTATTTGGCTTATCGTAGCGGCAAGAACCTTAGGGTCAGACTGAATCTTTAACTGTATTCCCCTTAATCCGTTTTCAATACCTGCTCCTTCAATCTGCTCTGCGACAAGTTTATTATTTTGCGTAAGGGCAAGTAGTTTTGCCTTATATTCGGCTGGCATATTGTCAACGTCCATAACCAATTTCTTTAGATTAAGGTGCGAACCTTGTTCAACGTCGTTTTTCGTAGCCATCGTTATGTCGTACTGAGACTGGTTTATTTGATTGTTAATTAATTGCGACTTAAGCTGTTCTGGAAGCATTTGCTGAGACTTACTTAAATCCCAACTTCGTAATGCAGTATCCGCAATAACTCCCTTAGTTTGTTCAGCCTGTGCCGTAACCGCGCCTTCCGCTAGTTTCAACTGAGGGGTAAACATTTCCGCGATACGTTTCGATTGTTCGTCTTCTTCTTTTCGTTTTCTTCCTAAATCAATCCCGGCCTGATAAGACGCTGCGATATGTTCAGGTTGTCTCGTCGCCGCCGCGAGTCCGGATAATAAACCAACGAGAATATTCTGGCCTATCGTTCCCCCGCCGATACCTTTCTTTCCAAGTAAACCTCCGTGGCTCTTACCCTTCAATTCTCCTACCGCATCGGCAGGTGTCGCTACTGTTTGGCGCGAAGAAGGGCCACCAGCGCCACCGAATATGGCGGCAAGGTCATTAGACCCTGGGCCACCTTGAGGCTCGCCCTGAGGCGCTATAGGGGATTGTAGGGCGGTTGCGGCCTGTGGGTTTGGAGCACTTGTCACACGGAGGGGTAAGGGTGCACCTTGGGCAAGGATAGAGGGGTCAGTCCTTTGGGTTTGTCCTAGGTCGCCACTGGCAACGCTCAGCAACGCCATAAGTTTCTCTATGTCGGTCGGTTCGTTAATTGCTTGGCCTACCGATTGCCAACCCTGCGGTTGTTGACCGCCTAGTAGTTGCATTATATCGGGAGTAAGGTTGTCCATTATTACTTACCTTTTCCGCCCATGTATGAACCGTATATAGACGCACCAGCGTTTAGCAAACCACTTAGCCAGCCTGGGTCTCCCCCGAATGAACCGCCCTGTATTCCCGCCATTGATTGATTATTGATGCCGCTTAACATTTGCTGTAGTAACGCCATCTGTTTATCGTCTAGACCACTCGCAAATTGTGCGATATTATCTTTCGCTCGTATCTGTCCAAAGTTCACGCCTGAATCAGTTATTCCCCTAGTTGCGAGATTACTCGATTCATTATTCTGATTAGCGATTGCATTCTGCGAATCTGCGTATTGAGAGTATTGGCGTTGTTTCCACGCCCCACTCTTTATCTGGTTAACCATGTCCATAAGGTTGTTCATAGAGAACATCCATGAACTCTTTGCCGCCTTTGGAACCTCAGTATTCGGCGCACTTCCAAACATACTTGCCATAATATTTACCTCTCACACAAATAACCTTGGTACAGTTTCAACCGTTACGGAAACTAAAGATGCAGAGTTAGCGTCTCCGTGAATATCAATCGCTAGTTCTTCCCACTCTTTAGATAGCGTAGTTGCTTTATTTAACGTAAACTCTCCAGCCGTTCCAACGGCGACTGCGCCTTCAACGAATCCAGTATAGTCCGATACGCCTACGATTGCCTGCGGATCTAACCCGTTTGGATTCGTTCGTGCTTGAACCGTTCCCGTTCCGTGCAGGGAAACGTGTATGTAGTTGCTAACATTTATCGCCCCGTTGAACCGGACTGGCAGGGAATAATCAAACGCACTTCTAGCTACGCTCGTATCAAACATTCTCTTAGTGGTTCCGTCTGTTTTAACGAGAACTGAATAAGCAGTATCGCCATAACCGTAGACTCCACAATCAACTACGTCTATCTCTGTGTCTAACGTATCCCACGGACTCCCAGCATCTAGGTATCCATCATCTAGGTCCATCGTAAACACCCTTGGTAATCCCGTAGCCTGAGTTCCACACCAAAGAATTTTCCTACGTAACGTAGGGTCGTAAGACAGGACAAATCCACCCTTACTTTGGTAAATATTAATCAATGGCGTTATCTGTTTGCCTAAGTTTTCACGTTGAAGAGACGCGTCTATTCTCCATATCTCTCCTGACTTAGAAACCCAATTAGGATTACCCTTATCGTCTTTAGTAACGGCCTTTAATCCAACTACTCCGCCTGCTTCCTGTCTAGATATATCAAAACCATTAGAACCATTTGGTTCCGTTCCCTTTAATATAATCATTGAGTTTTCAGTTAAGAGCAGCGTGTTCCCAACGAGTTCGTTACCTGTATCTACTGGTATATTTTCTATTGCTAGAATAGGTTCTTTAACTTCAATCATGAGGCCATCATTAGGGGAGAAGTCGTATATCTCTGCCATCTCAAGAGTTGCATCGTAGAATGTTGTTAAGTCCTGTAGGTTGCTAATGCGAAGTCTGCATTTACGCCCTTCGCTAGCGCCTTTAACTTCTGACAACATTACTCTTAAATCATTGCAACCTACCGCTATACAGCCTATTGGTGGGTTGGAGCGGCCTTCCCTGAGTACGTCTCCAGTTATTACATTAAGTTTTGTATCTTCATAAGTAACTCGTCCCGTTGCAGCAGCAACTACGTCGTCAACTTTCCTAAATAAAGAAGATACAAAAATGTCACGCCTATAAATTGTATACTTAGATACACCAGTATCTTTGGCAACCCCCGTTGCAGGGCCAACGTAAATAGTAACGAGTCTGCCCTCGTCTCCGTTATTAACTTCTACTATTTCGCACTCCCTGCTTTCTACTTCGACGCGATGCTCAAACGGGGTTACGTCTCCCGGTTTATCCATCGTAACAGTTTGAGTGTAGACATATTCGAATTTACCTTTCCTACCTATGTTACTTCGTAGGCTAGAAACTTCCACAACGAACTCCGTTGCGTAATTTGCAATAAATCCGTACTCGTACACAGAACTCTTATCTGTTGCCACTACATCAGTTAAGTCTATCTCTAGCGTAAGCGCTGTTTTAGCGGCGGTTATATCAAGGGTCTTTTCAACTGTAGTCGAGACCGATGTAATAACTCCGCCTGTTTTTATGTAAGACTTAAAGTAAAATGCGAGAAAACCTCCAGTTGTTTGCTCGCTAACATCAGAGTATATGGTTACTGATAATGTGTTTACCTTAGACCAGTCTTTATTATTCTTTATTCCTTTTGCTGTAATAGTACCAGATGCGTCCGATGTAGGGGCGGAAGCCATCGTGTAATGAAAAGTATCATTCGTATCTTTAGTTACTGTATATATTCCGTTATAAGAGTCTGGAGTTGCTCCTACGATTACAACCTTATCGTTATTAACGAATCCGTGTGCTGTAGCGGTAACATTAGCGGTAGTTGTAGAATGCGTTATTGAAGTTACTGATATTGTTGCGTCTGTATATCTTCCAAACGATGTTCCTTTTACTACACTCTGCGAGTTATATCTCCAATGTGTCCCTATTGGCGTGGTCGTAGTAGACCAAGTGTTAAACGTATTAACATTTACTAAGTTTGTGTCCGTTGAAAAGTCATCAACGAGACCGCCGTCCCCACTTGACGTTGTAAATGTTAACGGGTCTGCGTTCGCGTAGGTTGCCCCCGGAACTGGCACTGGTTCTAATGGATATATTCTTGAAGACGATTGTTTATAAAGACGTAACGGACCAACGCCGTCTACAAATAATATATCAGGACCGAATTGAGCGAATGATGTTTTCTGAGTTGGCGTTGTTCCTAAATATACAGGAGAGAAAACAGAACCATCGTAGAGCAGCGCTTCCGCACCATTTACAGCATACTTAGCCGTTCCAGCAATTAACTCATCAACGGAACCTGTAGAACGCTTTAGGTACTTAATACCCTTGCATATTCCCAACGTTGCAAGTTTAGCGTATAGGCCGGGACCGCTTCCGTATATTCCCCTAACTGTTCCGTCTTTTCTATCGGTATTATTCGCGACGAGAGCGGACCGAGTTATTGACGTGCCAATGCGATAGTCAACGCCGGGGAACGGCGGACTGAATACTACTGGTTTGTTTTGAGGTTGTCTCGCCATCTCTATGCCATACGCCTCATCACTACGCCTGTACCCGTTCCGGTCTACGCAACCGACGCAGCGGCCGCTATAGGCGGTTTGGCGGTAGGTGAGTGCTACGCCGTGACGGGTATATGTGTCAAGAGGGCGGCAGAACCGTCTGTAGCGAGAAGCGTCTTCGCTCCAGCCGGTAGCGTCGCCACGCTAGTATCATCGGAAGACGTTAGTTCTATTGTTTTAGAAACTGTTAAATACTTTCCAAGGACAGGGATAAAACCGGTAACTCCTACGTCTTGCGTAGCGTTTGATTGTATAACTGAGTTTTCTGTTTCTATTTCACGTTTTAGCACCATATTTATTTACGCCCTTCTTTTCTCTTCGGTGCTTCTATTCTTAGTATACGTCCACGATTCTAGGGCCGACGCTCCATCATCATCGTAAATAGTTTCTGTATACGGGAAGTCCCCGCCAACCTTGTCGCTGTCATTGATAAGAACCTTCTTAATTATTTCAACGTCTGTCCCTATTGGAACAACAGAAGCGCTTATAGCCGTACTAAGAGCAGCAGTTACCGCCGTAGATATACTAGCCTTTTGGATAGTGTTAAAGTCCTGAACTACCTGTCCGTTCGGTGTATCAAACCCCATAGCCTGCTCAATGGCCCCCGCCACAACTCTGTGCCCCATTCTCGACGGGTGGCTTCCATCAACACTTATGTACCCCGCAATCTTCGCGGCGGCGGGGGACAGCCCACCGAATACCTGCGTGAGATCAATCCACCACGCACCGTCAAGTTGGGCTTGCGTTCCTAGAGACTGAAACCAGTCGTAGTGAGTTTCGCCAACAACAGGAGCGCCCATCGCGCTAAGAGGAGCGCCGGTGATAAAGATAATCCCATACGTTCCCGTCGCGAAGTTCGCTTTGATTGCCGTTATCATCGCGCCGAGGTAGGATTTCGCATCGGCAATGGTTACGGCAGTTTCCACGTCGTTGTATCCCAGTTCAATCATAAACAGGTAGTAATCCGCCGTCGGCAGGAACGCAGTGCTGTTCCGCCCCAATGCCTCGGTCCATCGGGTGTTTGCCGCGATGTTGTCGTTCCAGTCCTTCAATTTCCGGCCGGAGTAACCCAGGTTGTAGTCGTAGATGCCGCCTTTGGTGGCCTTGCGGGTCACTCTGATGCCTTCGAGGTAACAGGTTCCCGTGAGCCATTCCAGCGTCATCGTTCTAGCGGCAATCGTAGTGAACGCCGGGACAGCAAACGGAGTAGACCACGTTGCTACTGCAGCCGCCGACATATCAACCGTTGCCGCCGCGCGGTCTAGGAATCCCACGGACATCGTATCCGTACCCGCTACGGCAGCGGTCTGCTGGCCGATAACCTCATAGGAGAAACCCTCGGAAAGGTACTGGCGAACCTTGGACCAGCCCCACTCAGTCCACGTCACGTAGGAATTGACGCTGTCGCCGTCAACCGTCAGACTGTTGTAGCCAACGCCCATCGTCGGCGCGGTTGCCTTCGTTTTGCCGCCGATGAGTTGGTATATATAGGTCGTTCCCGGCGTTTTAGCCGTTACTTGGTCGCCGTATTTGTAATTGGTATTCTCTGCCCAAGCGGGAAGGCCTGTGCCGTCTATCGCGAACCGTATCCAGTAACAGGTGCCATCCGTGTTGTTCGCGGCCCACGTTGGTTCTGAACCACCACTGACACCCGCGCAAGAATTGCGCCCACCGATAAGTCTCAGTTTCCGACCGCCCGACGTTCGCGCACTTGCCGATGTGATAATGGAGTTCGGTGTCCAAGCCAAATCGCCCGCCGCTGCTCCTTCGTCCATCCATACGCATTCGCCGTCAAGGCACGTTATGGCAACTTTCGTTCCTACTGTTGGGGCGACTGCTCCCGTTGCACAGTAAACTACACCGGCACGGTAAAGATGATCGTTATCTGTGGAGGCAAGGTGAACGTCTGCCCCTGTACTGGCGTACCAGCAGACGTAGACTGTGTCCCGCGCCAGCGCTGTTGCTTTGGAAGCCGCACTGACGTAATCCTCACCGAATCCGTGCGCGTGCTGGTCCAGAGTGAACCCCTGAAACGTCGTCGGCATGTAACAGTCGTTGATGCTGGACGTATTATCGCCATACACCACGTCATAGGCAAACCCGTTCAAGGAGTCCATATTGCGCGGATTGTAGAACCGATGGTACTTTCCACGGTCCCCGCCGAGCACCTTCATGTCCCGCACCAAAGACGAGAAGAACCCGTCAGACTGCGGCCTATCGGCCCCAAGCCCGTGCATCCACGAGTTGCCGATTCCTATCACGTGAACATCAACTCCCTCTTCGGAGGCGTTCAGCGCGTGAGAGATAATCGCCGCAACGTCCAATGGCGCGGGAGTTGTGTTACCAAGATTAAATAATGTCATAATTTTGTTCCTTACAGTTTCATAGTAAATAAAGAGAAACTAAATATTCTCTTCGCCTTTTTCTTTGCGCTTCTCTACTCTTGTCGTTCTCACATTTTCTGCATCGTCTTCTAGGTTCGCCTTTAGAATTATCTTTTGTATAAGTATTATCCTCAGTTAATTCGTGACCTTTAGTACAATGAGTTTTTCTGGCGTTTACCGCTGTTATCCCAGTTCCCCTTAGCGTGTTCTCTTTTATAGAAACCTCTTCTAAGTGGGACGGGTTGACACATCTTCTGTTTCTACACAAATGGTCTATTGTTAATTCTTTGTCTATTTTTCCATTAGCCCATTCATAAGAAATCCTATGAGCGTAACACTGTACATGCCTATGTATGAATACTCCGTAACCTTCGGTTTGTAGCGCGGCGGTCCAAGTCCAGCATTCATCTCCAAAGTCTATCTTGTCTACAAACCTTTCTACGGCTGTGACTTTTCTGCTTTTGTGCGAAGTCTCTCCGAATGGAGCAAATGGGAACACTTCTGCTATATTTACCATTGTTAGCCCCCTCCTATGGGGCAACCACGCTCCCGGCTGTTCGTTCAGCGCGGGAGCACCTCTGTTATATTACAGCCTCATTGCGCTTAAATAGAGTTCGCCCGGTTCTGAAACCTGCGTCATTGCATGAGAGTTCTCCGAGTCTACCTTACGCATAAATGGAGGGAAGTCATTCTTCCATATCGCCATCTTCATTTGCAGTTTTACTGCGCTCGCTGTTTCTTCTGCGAGCCTGCCGGCTAATAACTTAATAGCCGCCCTTAGTATAGCCATATTATCTACGTACTCAGGAAGTTCTGAAACATCCGTTGTATTATAAATCTTCTTCGGCATACCGCGTGCATAAATATAAAGAGAATTAGGAACGTCAGTTGTTGAAGACGGATAGATAAAGAGAGACGAACCACTCTTTGTGTAATAACGTGGAGTCCCCGTATCCGTCAACCCCCTTGATATAATATCATTAGGGCGCGTCGCTGGGGTCAACTTTGAAGGTTTACCAGACACAGAATATCCAACCCACCTTACATCTCGTAACGGAGGGCTGGAAGCATCTAGGTCATAGATTGATTTATACGCTACTACGTTATCTACGAATAATTGATATGGAGTACACTTGCATATATTTGCTATGTAATCCCTAGCGTCATTATACGCACGGTAAATAGCGTTAGCCGTTAATCGTGCGTCATACGTTTCAGTAGTTCTTGATAATTCGTCAAAGATTCTTTCTTCAACGTCAAGGAGCGTATAAGCCATCTGGTCCACCCCATATAGTTGTTAAGGGAAACTCGTCTTCGTCCTCTAAGGAGTACTGCTCAAGTTGTTCCTTTGAACGTGTTTTATAACACGCGTGAGTTCTGTTACGTATCCAACCGTCTTGTTCAACCAGGTCGGACATAATATCAGACGGAGTTCCGCAACGGTCACACTTAAACCCTGTCACCATCGGGGACTTAGGGTTATTGAATACAGTGTCGGCCATTATTTTATCTTACATGCGGAAGAAGATAGACTACGAGAGCGATACATAGAAGAACGCCAACCACTGTCCAGATAACGTTGTTTGTATTCATGTTTATTTCCTTAATGTTTTAATGGGGGAAGACACATGGACAGCCATCCCCCATTAAAACGTCAACACTTCTTCTTCATCTTCTTTTCCATTGGTGAACCCTTTTTAATTAGTTTACCTTTGGCTACTTTACCGGGAGCTGGTCCAACCATAAACTGAGAGTTGCCGGACTTTTTCTCTCTAGCGTCGGTCATATCCTCCATCTCTCCCTTTTCATGTTTCTTATCCTTTGACTTCATGTTACGCTCCGTATCGAGACTAAATGCAATTTAGGCTCCGTAGTTACCGTAGACGCCAATATAAGTAGAAGCGCCGGAAACCATTTCCATCAACATGGAATAAACGGAATCCTCGGTATAGTTATCGTCAAAGGCTCGGTCCACGGGCGCTTGGCTCCAAAGAACCTGAATCTCGTGCTGGTCCTTAGCGCCTAGTAACCACCAAGCATATCCACCATTTACGTTAATATACGGGTTGCATACAACAGTAAGCCCCAGTTTCTTGATAACGTTGTACACGCCAGTATCAGCCGAAGAAGGTTTAGATTCTCCGCCAGCGCCAGAAGCCGCGAAATAGTTAGAAGCACCAACCGCACGCTCTGCTACGAGTTTAAGCGCCGGGCCAACAACGAGAAACTTAGGGTCCATCTGGATAGGTTGTCCGTTATTATCTTTCATTGAAACGAAAGAACCAACGGCAGTTTCCAGAGTAGACGGGCTAAGTGCTGTGTCACTCGCAGACCTATTAGATACGGCATTACCCGCTAGGTCAGTATGCGCTGTATTAACGAGGCTAACCCCGTCGTTCAACTTGAAGTTATTGTCAAAGGAAACAATAAGCGGAATGGCGGCGATTTGTTCTGCGGTTACGCGGAACGCTCGCTCCAAACGCTTAATGTACTTGTTTACCTTGTCAATCTTATTGTACTTCTTATCCTTACGGGTAATGGCGAAAGCGGCCTGATACGTGTCAGTCTCGTATCGCGTCTTAGCACCAGTAGGCATAGACAGGAAGTTAATTGACTGACCTTCGTCGAGTTTCGGAATACTCCCGAAGCCACCGATTTCGTAATCTTCCACGAAAGCGTCAGTGATAGTGTCACGGTTTGAATAGAGAGAATAAATCTCTGGATATTCTTTTCTAGTTTCATTTATAAACTTACGGATTTGTGGCTTGAGTTCATCGGCTCCCATATCCGTAGTCATTGCTTTGATTGCACCGGCCATAGTAGTTACCTCTTATTTGTGGGGAGTATATTTCAACTCCCCACGATAATTAATTGTTACGCGCCTTGATAACCAGCAGCCCAGAATCTTCCCCAAACACGCGGGAACACTTGGTAGTAAAGTCCGTTAAGACCCATTACGTCAGGGCTGAATACTCCGGTTACTTCAACGGCCCCGGTATTCGCAGGTGCCGCAATATTAAGAACAGTGCCAGCGGTACCAACGAGAAGCGGGTATCTATTACCAACCATCGTTGCGGTGAGCGGGCCCCAAAGAATTTGCTCATTAAGGGCAGCTGTTGCGGAATAAACATGAACCGCAGCCGCCGTACCGTAAAGAGCACGGGTCGCAGGAGTAGGGGCAGTAGTTGTCCAACTCGCTAGTTTAACCGCCTCTGCGTTAGTCATCTGATTAACGGCAGAGTTAAGCAGACCTACTAGGACAATACTAGTTACATCCGCGCCGGTTGGTTTAGTCGTTGAGGCCCAAGCCGTATTAGTGGTAGCATCAGTAGAAGCCGTAGTAAGGCTAATAGTTACGTCAGGCCACGTTGCCAACGCAACAGCCGCGCCGTAATCGAATAGGAATTCGTCACGCGGGTCAATAATGCAAACGTTCATTTGCTGGTACGTTGGCGCTGTACTAGCAATCATAGAACCTAGACCGCCCCAAGCAGTAACCGCAGGGCTTGCCGCAGTTTTAGCGACATAGCCGGGGTTGTGCCAACGCGGGTCACGGATTCCGGTTGCGATTCCAATAACGTTAGTATCTACTCCAGTAGCATACGTCATATCGCCTACGCCAGAAACGGCAGAGATAGCCATTCCGTTAGCGTCGAGCGTAACAAAGCCAGAATCCGCAGGAGAAGTAGCGGAAACACTTTCAAATAGTCTTGATTGAGGTACACGATTGTACGGTCTGAAATACCGACCGGGAACAGTCGCAACAGTTGGAATATTAATTGTAGCCATTTATTTTCCTCTTAATACTGAACATCAGTATCGACGTAGTGAACAGCAAACATTACTGCTCGATTTCTTCTCTTGTCATGTTATTCGCGGCGAGTACATCATCTAGGGTTCCGCCCGTTGCTTCTGCCTCTAGTATCATGTCTCTCGTATGCCGCATCTTGTCTTGGTCAACCCCTCTTAAACCGGGTTGAACTTTAGTTCTCGGTATTCTCTGCAAAGCAGCCCCAACAACTCCGCCGTGGTCCCTCGCGTTTTCTTGTTCCGCTTCCGCATTAAACTTTGTTACCAGATAGCCTAAGCCTTGGAACAAAGCCAATGAATCAGAAACTATTTCTGCCCGGTGGATTGATTTCTTAATCCTAAAGAGCAGGAGACCTCTTTTTTTAATCCATTTACCGTCTTTTTCAGAGCGATTATTTAACTTATATCGCTCCATATTATCTATCGTGCCCTCAGTGTGTGGAACTAATTCACCGCCTCTGTCGTAAACGTTATCTACGCGGTCTGGGTCTGTCCACCCGAAGTGGAAAACGTTTTCCGGGTCACGTACCGCGAATGTATCTCTAAACTTTCTATTCGGTTCTATCCCGCCAGTCTGACCAGCTAGGTCATTAACTATCTCTTGAATAGTACGCGGTTCTCTAGTTATAATTACCGGCATCTTTTAGTACACCCTTTCATACGAACTCAAATTTATCTACGGAGTATTGCGCGTATTCTTCCGGTTTCATTCCGGTCTCTTTCGCGCGATTTAGAACGTCGGGGGTGTACTTGCCTTTATTAGTTATAGACGCAGCATCACTCCTTACTCCAACTGGTTTCCTGTTAGCGGCGGCTGATTCAGCATCTAAATCAACTTTACGCTTGACACTCTCTGACACCTTAGCAAAGAAAGCGTCAGGGTTATTCCTTATGTATGTTCCTAACGCTAGATTCTTTAACTCTTCAATTCTTCCCGCCATCTCAGACGGTTTCATTCCACTTTCTTTCGCGAGTAATACCGTAGCCTTAACGATGTCAATAGCGTCTGGTAAACGTGCGAATACCTTGTCTTCTTTTATCTTAGATAGTTCAGTATTAATCTTTTCTATACTTTGAGAGAAAGTAGACGCCTCAAACTTTGCATCACTGTCACTCTTATCTAAGGTAGCCTCAAACTTTTCCCTTAGTCTATCTAGGGCCAAGTCGTCCAGTTCATTAAATTCTGTTGCAACATTAGGGAATTGCTGTTTGTATATATCTTCCCAAGGATTCGTTCCGTCTGGTTTAGTTGCGGCACGCATCTCTTCTGGTTTAACACTACGAATCTTATCTCGTATGTTTAACCATTCTTTATTACTAGACGGTATGGTTGGCGCTTCGCCTAGGTCTATTTTCTCTTCTAGTGTTGCGCTTTCTTTCCTCCAACCTTCCGGTGGAGGAATAGGAGTACCATCCGCTTTGAATGCCCAACCGTGTTCTTCGAGTAGTTTATTCTTTTCTTGTTCTTTAGTTAATACTAACTTGTGTTCTTCTGATGTAACGTAACCTAAATCCTCTTCGTCTTCCTCATCGCTCTTGTCCTCTTGCGACGCTTCCGCGTCTACGTCTTCTTCATCTTCTTCGCCTTCGACTAACGTAGTCTCTACGTTTTGCTCTTCATGCAGTTTACGAATGTCCTCGTATGCAGCATCTTCTTCGTGCGTTTCTTCCGCGTTAACTTCTTTAGTCATTTTCTTTTACTTCTCCAGCCCACGGCGTTGCATCAAATATAATCCTATATGGTTTATCAGGATTCTCTTCTATGAATTTCTTAACCTTGTCAAGAATCTTAATCCACCTTAGTAGAATAAAACTATCTTCCGGCGTAAAGTCAACGTCAACGCAAGGCTTGTCTGGATAATTAACCGGAAAACTAATCTTAAACGACTTGCCTTCTAGCCTAACTTTCATTAGTTGCCTCTCCCTTATTTTCTCTCTGTGCGATTATCTGATTCATTTGTTTCTTAGTCTTTTCAATCCAATCAATTACTACATATATTTCCTTTAGCATACCGTCCTTAACAGCTGCTTCCCGCATGTTACTGATACCGTCGCCTTCCCATCTAGTTATTGCGTTAAATCTTACGAGGTCTTCTTTCTGGCTCTCTAAATCTTCAATAAATAAATCCCAACCTTCATGGTTAAGAAGTGAATCAAGTAGGTTTATAATCTGTTTAGGAGAACTACCGCACTCGTCGAGTGTTCTTATATTCATTTACTGCCTTTACTATTAAGTTTGCATCATCTGTTCCCAGCGGTAACTCGTACGTTCCGCCGCAAACAATTTCTCCATCGTTATCCCTTATAACGGGGAATCTTTTGTCAGTATTATCTACGCCCCACGGAATAGGACTTATCATAACCGGAAAGAACGGAGGAGGAGGTAGCGCTATCTCTTCTGGAAATATATTTGTTCTCTCAATTTTTGGCTCAATTTTTGGTTTATTATAATCGTAATCTTCCCTAAACATTTCCTCACTACTAACTTCCGGCTTCTTATACATTCTAACCACCTTGGAAACCTGCCTGTCTTGATTGTGCCGCCAGTTGATTACTTAATTCTTCTGGCGAGTTTTGCATTGACCCCAACGGGGGTAGTAACGGTAAACCACTGTTGGGATTATTCGGGTCTACTCCGTTACCGCCTTGGCCCATCAACGATTCCAAGCCTAGTTGCCCTTGAGCGTCAGGCGCGTTCTGGTCCTGTGCTTGGCTAGGGCCTGCTGGCCCCTGCATGGCCGCCTGCACGTCTACCCCTGCGGCTGATAGAAGACTCAGGACTAGCGGTTCAGGTAGCTGTACGGGCGCTATAGGCAGTGTGATTGATATCTTGGGCGGCGGCGGCGGCTCAGGAGTCGGCGGAGGCATTGCGGGACCGTCTGCCGGTTGCGGCGGACACATCTTCTCGACTACATAGCCCATAGCCGCGATAACATTTCTCATTAACTCCCAGCGATGTGGAGCGGACATGAGGAACGCCGGGTCTTGATTAAACATATTCCAAGCCATTACTGCGTCACGTATTGATACGTCTCTATTGATATTCCCCTTGCTACCTTGTGGAACTATCTTAACTGATACGAATGGGTTAAAGTCTTCCCTCGTTATTACTTGAGAATCGGATATTCCCTTCTGTGGAATCATCTGTAGAACTTGAGAAACTACAGCGTCGGGGTCTTGACCGTTCTGTTGGGCCATTGCGCGTGCACCCGCGATTATCTTATTCTTTATATCCAGTTGTTTCTGCTCGTCCATCGTAATGTTGTACGTTAGGTTATCCGATGGCATGAAGTAGTAGTACAATAGATGGCAGAACTTAATAAATTCCTTATGACCGATTGAGAAACGGTCCATCATGCGCTGGAAGCGCGTAGAGCCTAGATTTACTAGCGCCGCTGTTTCTGTTGCTGTTTGAGTGCCTTGATTAGCCTTTCCTAAGAACTGGTCAGATAGTCCAGTAAGCCTAACGATAAAGCCGATGATATATTCCATCATTGGAATCAACTCAATGGAAGTATTAGGCACCTGTAAGGTGGTTATTTGGCTAACATCGTCAACCATTAGAGGCATACCATATTCCCATGCATCGGGGTCGAACCCTGACGTTGAACCGTAGATGATACTCTTCGCTACGAGGTGACGAATCTTAATATCATCAATTTTCATGTTGATAAGAGTATTAAGAACACCCATTGCCCACGATAGCATCTGGCCCATTGGAATACCGTACAGGTTCCGACCCGGAGGCAGAACATTATAGTTAATAAATGGCCTATCTTCCCCATATTCAGAGAGACAGCACTTTATCATTATCTCAGAGTCCGCTAGTATTACTACTTTCGTCGGTTCCAGTAAATCGTCATCGTCAACGTCATACCAACGGTAGCATTCTATCGCAGCGTACTTGAATTTAGTCTTAGTTGAACCAGTTGCTTTCTGGTTCCTGCCTGTTTTACCAGGTAACGTAGTTTGAGACGTTGAATCAGATGGGCTATCGTCCTTTATTATCTTTTCCCATTGTTCAGGTGTAATAAGTGGAAACTCACCGTTGTTATATCCATTAACTAAGGTGTTTCTATCTATCTCCGTAAGCATGAAGGCGGCGTCCGCCTTATTTATGTCTACTGAATTCGCAGGATAGACGCAAAACTGGGACCGCATTAGAACTTGAGGGTCCGGACCACTGCTAACGAGTTCATTACCGAGAGTTTTAGTGGGAAGTTGTCCCGGTTTAGGCGCTTTTCCTGTTTTAAGTATGTGGTTTTGTACGGCGTTTGATTTCTCGTCGGCGGGGATAGCCCTATACATCATCTTTCTACGCTCATTCCAAGGAACGTAGAGAATAGAACCGCCCTCCATTAACGCGTTCAGCGCTAGTTCATCGGCTTTCTCCGGATAGGCGAGCATTTCATCAAGAAGATAATCCGTGAACGATTCCAAACGCCACGCACGGTTAGGGTCTCCACTCGCACCCGGCATAATCAGCGCGAAAGGAGACGTTTCAAAAGCCTGTTGAGTTATTTGAGAATGTAGACCTAGAGTAATCCATTGAATTAGAGGAATGTGAGTATTACTCGCATTCTTCATGATTGTATTCGTTGTTGACTTATACTCAGTACCTTGGTAGAACTCGTCCCAGTATGTACTAATCTTTTGGTTGATGGTTAAGTTGTCTGCTTGAGCCGCTTTGTACCATTCCAGCGTTTCCGCCTTAACCGCCTCTGCGTCTTCTGTTGATAACTTAATATCTTCACCAGTATTAGGTATTCCAGCAGACTGTTCTGTCAGAGATGGTATAGTTGGTGTTTCATTCATTTAATTATATCCTTAGGTTTATCGTCTACTGGTTTACCGTCAGTTGGTTTAGTATCGTCCTGTGGTTTCTTTTTAGCGCCAGCGGTTGCCAACATGGAATCAAACGTCTTACCCGCCACTTTGTCTTCTTTCTGTTTTACCGCAACTTCTTTATCTTTCAACTTAGACATTATGCCATCTAACTTTGAGAGTTGGTCAGCGGAGATATTCCAAGAACAACCATAGTGCGTAGTGTCCTTTCCGTTTCCAACTATGATGGGTACAGAGAAGTTACTGGGACCATACCCAATATCTTCTAACTTTTTGTTTACTTCGTCCACGTTCTTCGCTGTTACCATTATTGATGTTTGTTCTAGTTTCATATTTAATCCAATCCAGACCACGTTATTCCATACACGCTGGATAGAAGATTACCTACATTATTCATCTGGTCATAAGTTAATACTGAACTATAAATTAGCGCACTACCGAGCCAGCCATCAAACGCTCTATCAAATGCTGCTCGATTTCCTGTATATGTATCTGAACCAGCAACAGGAGTTCCGCTAGATTGATTCGCTGTTCCTGATATTGTTCCATTTATATAAATATTAATTAATCCTGCGGTATCGCGCGTGACCGCGACGATGTAGGAACTGTTCAGCGCGATGCTGTTTGTGGCCGATACCGCTGAGTCGTTAAAGTTTGAGGTAACGTTGATGTTATTACTTGTGCCATTCACGTTAACAATAAACTGAGAGTTATCAATGATACGCCCGCTTGCCCCCCACCCGCGAGGCTTGATGACGGCGAAAACGGTGCAGCCGCCCGTGCCTATTTTGTCGCCCGTCTTGACCAGCGCATCATCAACGCCATCGAACTCTACCGCTGGCTTGCCGCCGATGCCGGTACTGGCAAGGTTTGGGCGCTTGCTGAATGTGGCCTGGGTGAAGTGGTTAGCATTTCCCGACTGGTCGGTTTCTCTGCTCACCACATAACCATCAGCCGCAAGCCCTTCCGCGATTCCAATCTCTCCAACGGGACCGAGGGATTCGAGGGTGAGGGAATCGATGAATATGGAGCGGGAGGCGTACGATGAGTGCCGCCTAAATCCCCACGTACCACTACCAGTAGCAGTCCACGTATATTCGTATTTTGCATAAGTAGTAGTTAAATCTATGGGAGTGGTGCCTTGAATAAACCCATCTAAAATAATCTTAGTAGGCGCGGTATCGCACTTTGCCCAAAACGTGATCTTATATGACCTTCCCGAAACTACGCCTGTTTGGTACAATGTAATTGAACTCGCAGACGCATCAACGTCGAGCCTTGCGGAATGCGCTCCTGCATACGGAGCCGCCGTTTCGTCATTTACCGTGGAGGTTCCCGCAACCGTTTCCGTCCAACTCGCAAACACGTCCGCGCCACCAGCACCGAGAGTGTCGAACCCACCGTTGTTGATGGAAGCGGTGACGATTTTCTTTACAGATACATCGTCGAAGTAGGCAGTGCCTGCCGTAATGGAAGACTGTAGAAACAGTTGTACAGATGTACATCCGGCAGGAACAGTAAATGTACCAGAAACCAATGCATAAGTCGTACTCGTAATGCCAGTTGTACCCTCCGCAACAATATTAGAACTGTGTGTAGCATCCCATATCGTGTATGTTCCTGCGTTGGTACCATCACCTCTAGTCCAAAAATAGTAGTAATATGAGACTTCGGGGACTAGCGTAAGTGTTCGGTAAATATAGGGAAAACTTGTCACATAACTCAATTTCGCCGCGTGTGCCCCACTATGCACTAATGTCGTCTCGTCGGCAACCGCACCGTTATTCGCCGCTTCCACCCACGTTCCGAACACATCAGTGCCGCCCGCCCCCGCCGTCTCAAACCCGCCGTTGACAATCAACTCGCTTCCATAAACAGGCGGCGCTATGATTTGGCCAGCGGCTGAGGTCAAATGGTTCGTGCCCTTGGAATCGTAACGCGTCGAACTTTCCTCGCCCAAATCCCACCAACTCGTCAGCCCCGTTGCGAACGCGGCCAGTCCGTTATCGGCTGTCAAATCGGCATACGTGCGGCCTGAACCAGCGTTGTACAGGGCGGTTGCTTCGGCAGTGGTGGAGATAGATTTCTTGAAGTAGGCGGAGTCGATGAGGCCGTTCATGTAGTGCACATCAGTTGGGAATGAACCGATGTTAAACGGTACAGAGTTAATCGCTGGAACCACCGAACCTGCGGTTGAGTTTACTGCTCCACCATTAATCTGAATATTTATGGTAGCCGTAGACGCAACACGCCAAACACGCACAAAATACCACGTGTTTAGCGACAACGCGCCAAAAGTCGTTGCGTCTACACTTGTGGACGTATTTGAGCCGTTGGAAACGGTGAAACGCACAACACCGTTTATTCCCAGGACTTCCCACTCCAACCAGTCGTACCACCCGATACCGTTGGACTTTCCAAATATCGCCCGATTCCCCGTGCTCGCCAGATTCACCCACGCCCCCGCCTCAAAGTCGATGTTTCCAGTCTGTAGGGAGGCGTTGGAGGGAATAGTGAGGTATTCCTTGTTCGCCGCCGAGAACGAGGCGGATCCGTCGGACACCACGCCAACGGAGGGGTTAAGATAAAGTAACGGGTCAAATCTAAGCGCCGTATAACTATTAAAGTAATCAGATATGGCGTCGGTTGGTCCAAAAAATCTCCAGTTCTTAGCATAGGTATTATCATACATTGACGCTTTCGTGAATTCGTCGTAGTCGTTACCTATCTGGTTATAGTAAGGGTATACCTTATTAAATTCTTCTCTACCTATGTACTGGTAAATAGCAATGGACCCGTCCTTGAAAACAAGAACAGACGAAAGTTTATCACCGTTAGTGTCGGTTAACACCTGGCCGTAATACGGTACATTTACATAAGGTTCTGGAAATACAAGTTCTTCTCTTGCTATAGGCATAACTAACTCCTAGTATCCTGTCGCTGACACGGTTGGTAGAACTCTCTTCTTTATTGCTTCTACGTTCTTGTTAATATTCGGTATTTCTATCTTTCCCATAACTCTTAATACTGCTCTACTGAATACATCTACGCAATCGTCACGGCCTGTTGAATTTCCGCTTGCACTCTGCCCTAGAATCTCAGGAAAGAAAGTATCTTCCCACCACATCTCATTACTCGGAGGAATATACATACCCCTCTCGCAATAAACCGCTGCCATTCGGAAGTCGATAAGTTTACTATGCCTACGTGGTTTATCTTTATAGATGCGCAGCATCGTATCCTTTCTAAAGAATTGCAATACTGCGGCGCCGAGCGCGGCGTTTTCAATGTATTGTCCTTTTAGTAACCAAGGTATGTTACTATCTTTCTTATTAGGAAAGAGTGCGTCCATTTCTTCCTGTAACGCGATAGCCGTTTCATAAATCTGAGGACCACTCATTACGTCGGCCACTCCCTTTATTCCATATATAAGACCATTAAAACCTAGGCCGTTAATGATGAACGCTGACCTATCGTTATCTCTTCCTTCTAGTAGTCCGGTATCAATTTCTCCCCACAAGAACTTCATTGGAGGTAAATCAGAAAGTTTACTCCATCGTGTATTAAACCACGTCCTTTGGAATTCGTCTCCACTTTCCATCGTAGGTCTCTGCATATACAGTGCTGTATATATCTTACTTCCCATTGCCTTCTTAATATTTACTACTGCGTTAATAGCGTTCGGTTTCCCTTCTACTTCAAGTGGATAACGTTCGGGCCATAGTGCGTCGCCCTTGTTTCTCCACCCTCCGTACTTAACTAAAGAATAATCTCTACCCGGCGCAATAGAAAAGTAACGCTTTCTTACGTCTTCTTCTTCTGGTTCTTCTTCTGCTTCTATGGGTAGTCTAACAACTGTCCAAATACCACCGTCTTCTATTACGCCCTGCTCTTTAATAAACCTACCAGCAATATCGTCTTCATGCCAGTGGGTGTTAGACAACTCAAGTCCATTAGCGATAAAGTTATGAGTACGCTCTACCTCAATGTCAAATACGTCTTCTTCCCCTGCGTAGACAATTTCAATTATCTCGTCTGGCCCCGTTACTGACCGCACCTTCATGCCCACCTTTAGTAACCCCAGTCGCACCCATACTGCTTCTCCATCTTCATTAATTACTCTGAACGGGTGTCGGGCATTTGCCTTAACTTTACGTCCAGACTTAGTAGTAACTTCGTATACTATATCAATGCCCTGATTGGCCCAGTTAACAACCTTCGATATCGTTACGTTACCGTCTTCGTATGTGGATACTTTATCACCTGCGCGAATATCTCTAAGTGGAACCTCTGAACCGTCCTGCATCATAACGGGTGTATCTCCCGTCATGCACATGTTCAACATTATTCCCGGTAAGGTTTCGTCCCTTGCCTCGGCCCTCGTCATAAACGTTGATTGAACCCACTCCCAAGACTTCTGCCTAAACCTACTACTAATCGCTTCTTCCCAGTCTTTAGTAGGGTCGTCTATTATTCCTCGTATCCAACCTTTTCCTGTCTGAGCGCCTTGTCTTCCGGTTGCAACGAGTACACCCCTGTTCGGTAACTCAAAGGCAAACTCGTCAACGGCGTGTGATTCAGCAGATAGATTAATTCCGGGGAATAAAGTTCTCCACGCATTTCCGCGTATTGTTCCAAGTATCTTTCTACCGAAGTCACGTGCTAGGTCTCCTGAATAACTTCCTACCATAAACGGGAAGTCTGGATACTTTCCCATTCCGAAACTAGTAACGTCTATCGTGTTCGTTTGGCTCTTACCGTGCCTCACTGGCTCTAGTAGCATGAGATGGTCAATCTCTCCAAAGAGCCAACGTTCCCCAAAACTCGCTACGAGCTTATGAACTTTTGAAGGCTTAAACCAAGGGTGAACGTATGTCTGATAATCCGAGAGATGGCGCTTCGCTAATTCGCGTCGCGCCATTTCTCTCTTTATTTCATATACGAGTTCCTCTTGAGAATATTCACCTACAGTCTTAATCTACTTACTCTCCCAAACATGAATACTTACGAAACCCAATCTTTATATCTTGGTTCTGTTGGTATACTTCGCCCAATGCTATCGCATCGGCCACTGGTTTATCTTCTTCCTCTAGCGGTATACGCATCGTGTTTGCTACGTCAACCTTGCCTTGCGCTACTTTATCTACTACATCTACAGAACCTTGCATAAGCAGATACGCTACAATTATCTTCCACCCGGTTTCCGCTGCATCGTGCCACGTCATATCTTTTAGGGACGCTGCTACCGCGAGGCCTACTACAGCTAACGCCATCGCGATAAACTTCTTACTTTTATAGAAAGGTATATTCACTGCGTTCATAGATTGATTACTCCGTAATCTTCCCTGTTCAAGTTTTCACCACACTCTCTTCAAATCTTCTTCATTAAACCAACGTGCTTTATCTTTAATCCACACGAGTATACTGTTGTCTCTGGATATTGACATAATATCAATACAAACCGTCTTATCTCCGTCACTCGTAATAACCTCGTCTCCAATATCAATTTTCTTCATATCAATTCCATCAATTCTAAGTTTGCGCGTAATCTCTTTAGTGCTGTTATATGCGTCATTGATATCACAGACTTAGTGAGACCAAGGTCTTTCGCAATATCTGTTCCACTTTCTTCGTTAATATATATTCTACGAAGGACTTCTGGTTGTCTAGTTTTAATAGGCCTATTAGTCCGAGTTACTTTAAGTTTATCTACTGCGTCCCACAACCTGTTATAAACGTCTGTTCTTAATACTGATTCCTCTAGATAGTTTTTCGTATCGTGCAATACTTCCATCTTATCGTTCCACGGAACTGAATCATACTCAAAGAACCTTGCTTTGTATTTACGCTCCGTTAGGAGCATATGTCTAATTTTACTGGTTGCTACTACAGTTGCCCATACCGGATGGCTACCTCTTGACGGGTCGTATTCTTTTTGTTTATTCCATATTTCTATGAGTCCGTAGGACCAGTAATCTTCTGGGTCTTCCGATGCCGCTGTCCAACGGTTGCAGATACGCCAAACTAATTTAGAGTATCTACGTTCTACTTCCTCTAACGTTATCTCGCGAGCATAGTCCACGTAGTATTTCCGGTTACGTCACTTAATAGGGCGGTTGCGTTGAACTGTATTCCACCATTCTGCTTAAGCGTTGATGCACCCATATATCCGGTGGAAGCTGGTTCGCTAACATACGTCCAAGAAGGGGGAAGTGTGAGCGTCCATTTAGGGTTCTTTACTAGCGCGCCGGGTGCTCCCAACATAGTTTGTTTATAAGTAAGAACCGGGAACACGGTTGGAGTTGTTGCGTCTTCTCCGTCGTAGTATTCAGCAGATAACGTAAAATCAAAGGTCTTAGAAGGAAGAGCTACGTTTCCGTGCATCTGAACCGAAATGGTTACAACTCCACCGGGTGAAACTTCTGAGGGTACGAGCGTAATTGATGGCGGGTCAATCGCTCTCGCTGAAACAATTAGCAATGTAAGAAATGCTACGGTAACAATTACGTAAAGAAAGGTCTTCTTCATTTATTTCCCTTGCTTAACTTAGAGGTTACTTCGTGCGCTTTCTTGTATGTGTTTTGTACTGGAACGTTAACATACGGCTCTTCGTTTACTAGCTCTTCTTGGGTTATATTGTCCACATCCTTTAGTTCTCCTAGACCAACTGGTTCTAATTTATTCTTTCTAAAAGCATCGAATCCTTCTTTGTTTAAGTTATCGTGTACGCCAATTACGTTTGGGTGTACTTCTAGTGCTTTCGGGTCTGTGTCAACCATTGTGATTCTCAAACACTGTGGGCACTGTACTGATATAAGTTTACTCATCATCTTCTCCTTCAATTTCTACATCATCTTCATTAGGAACTTCTTCTGTTACTTCTGGATTATCGTAATTCATTTCTGTTTCCTTTAGGGTTACGGCGCATAGCGCGGCGCTGATTTCTTTTAGTTGTTCGTCTGTTAGGTTCGATGGATTAAACTCTTCTGAATCAGATAGGAATTGAATCTTTGAAACCTGTGATGGTTCCGTATCCTTAACTTCATTCCTTATACTGTCAAGTAGTTCATTAATTGATTTAACGTAACTACGCTTTGAGGCATCAATTCCGTCTGTTCCAACTGTTGCCTCTTGATACAACCTTCTCGTTAATTCATCTCTAAGCGCTATCCTTTCTGCACGGCGTGCGAAGCCTACTACTGCTCCTAGGTTCTTCCATTCCTCTGTCGTACATTTTATTATTTCATTAACGTATACTTTCTTGTGGTAGCATATGGACGATTCACTTATGGAGAAACCGTTACGTTTTGCAATCTCTTTAATTTCTGATAATCTTTTTCCATCGGCGATGGCTTCAATTAGGACGGCTCTCTGTTGGTCCGTTAGCGACCTTCGTTCCTCTGTCTCCCGTGTTTTTCCCTCTAACATAAATCACTCCGTTCTCGCCGCCTTCTGCTTCTCTGATTACTTTATAAAGTTTATCTTGAAAGTCTTCAACCGTTTCTACAAACCCATCTTTTATTACTGAGTCAAAATATGCTCTCTGCAATTCTTGTAACGTCATTTCTGTCTACGTTCCTTTCTTTGGTTTCGGGGAGCCTGCGACCGCTACGAGAAAGGAATAGTCGTTTTGGGAGGCTCCCCGTTTTTCCCGGTCGGCCAACCACGAACCGACCTTGAGCGTCCGCACTAACGCTCTCATACATTGTATCGCGTGCGAGTCAATATAAGCGAATATTTATTTCTAACGCTCAATCTTCCGCTACGCCAACTTCTTATTGTATGTCTTTTCTGGTTTTATCTCTACCAAACACGTCTCTCTAAAGGGCTACGCCACCCACGCAATGACACATTGTTCTCTCTTTTTTACATATAGAAAATACTATAGACAACTTTTCTGCGTCACACTAGAAGCGAAAGCCTTCACGCAGTGCACATAACGGGTTAACCGAAACGTAACGTATAACTTATGGGTAAGTTACGTAGTAACGTACACTTAAGTTATGTAGTGAAGTGTAGGTTAACTGTGCATGTAGTCATGCACGCTTTAGACCCCGCGCTTGCGCGGTTACCTTATTGCGTGTGCGAAGCACGCGTACCCTCCCCCGCGCGCACGCGCGTCCGAGCCGAAGTATGAGGCTCCACTTCCCCTCTGATAATACCAGTAACTTAATTCATATATAGAAGTTACTATGTATACAAATATAATAATATAAACTACGCCACAGGCTCTGCTGAAACGTATTTGCTAATCTCCCCTCTCTATGCTTCGCTAGAGGGGAGACCTCTGCGCAAATACTATCGCATAGCCTTCGGCTATAAGATACCTATCTTATCTGAATTAAGGTGTCTCAATATTCTTCTCTTTGTTTTCTGCTCTCAGATTCACAGAAAAAAAGAAAATAATATTGAGAACGTTATTGTTGAGAAGGTGTTTTACCCTTCATTCCACGGTTCTTTCCTGCGGCTCCGCCGCACTCAACAACCGTTTCACGAAGTGAAACACCTTAGCGCTACGCGCTTCGTCCGCTCGCTATCGCTTCCGTGTCAGGTTCGGCTTCGCCTCCCCTTATTTAATTAATCTTATTTGTAATTGGGGAAGTTATACGCCCGCGCGAGAGGACAGGCTAATAAGTGCGATTGCTAC